AACAGTTTCTGTAGTTGACGGGCTGTCCCCGCAAAGCGAGTTAGCGGTCGGGATCCACGAGTTAGTGGAAGCCTTTCTCTGTCGGCGCGATGGGATCGCCGATGAGGCAATTGCCTCTTTTGACCGCCGCTTTGAAGCGGAACGCACAAAAGGCAAGCATTCCCCGCGGGCTGAAGCTGGGGATGACGAACGCAGTCCATACTTTGCCCAGCATCAGATGGCGACTCACGTTGAGCGGGCGGCCACTCATGCCCTTGGGTTGCGCTGGGACGAGCATGAAAAGACGATATGTATGGACTAAAGTTTCCGACGGCTGACCGGCAGGCGATTGAGTTGTACTGCTTTTCCCAAGGTGCGCCTCTGAGTCCGGGGCGTTTTGTCCATCTGCGTAACGCGATTGACCTAATCTGGAACCGGCCTTTCCCGGAAAGCTTTATCTGGAACGATTGGAGCGAGCTACTTATCCGCTCCTTTGCCGAGCACAAATGGTGCACCGTAACTGGCCCTGCCGCTTCCTGGAAGACAACTAGCGCGGCTATTTATGCGCTTTGCAGCTTTTATGCTGATCCGCGTAACACGGTTGTTATCTGCACCAGTACGACTTTGGACGGGTTGCGCCGCCGGATCTGGAAAGAGATCACCCGCTTCCACCGGCTCCGGCCTCTCTACGGCCACATGGTGCAAAGTCGCAACGCCATTCAATATAGCAAAGGCCACGATGACGCAGGGGTCTTTGGCTTAGCTACCGATAAAGGGGAGATAGATAAAGCGATCGGGAAAATAATCGGCTTTCACGCCAAAAAAATGTTAGTTTTCGTGGACGAGATGCCTTACACGCCCGAAGCCATCGTGGAAGCGTGCGTCAATTTGGAAAGCGGCTCCACCCGTTTTGAGTTTAAAGGACTGGGTAACGCCGATGACCATTTGGATCCCCACGGGCGGATGTGCGAACCAGCCGCTGGCTGGGAATCAATCGATGTCGAAAGCGAGTCGTGGGAAACGCGCCGGGGCGTGTGCGTTCACCTGGACGGACTGCGAAGTCCCAATGTGCTAGACAAAACCAAGTCTTATCCGGGGCTGCTTAACCAAAGTGACATCGATACTACCGCTACCGTTTACTCGGTCGATAGCCCGCAGTTCTGGCAGATGCGCCGTGGGTTCTGGGCACCCGAAGGACTACTTAAAACCGTCCTTTCCATGCCGATGATTATCCGCTCGGAAGCTTTTGGGAGCGCTTCCTTTGACCAAAGCTCTGTCGCGGTAGCGGGTCTGGATCCGGCTTTTGAAGGAGAAGATCGTTGTGTGCTGCGCTTTGGCAGAGTCGGCGATGTCGAAGGCAAAAAGACTCTCCTCCTTGGTGAAACCCTTTTCTTGCGCACCAAAATTGCCACCGATGACCCGATCCATTACCAGATTGTGCGCCAGGCACAGGCCGAATGTGAGCGGCGCGAAGTCGCTCCATACTACTTCGCCCTGGACTCGACCGGCGAAGGCGGCGGCTTGGCTAGTATTTTCCAACAGGAATGGAGCCGGGAAATTCTCTGCGTCGAATTTGGCGGCCAAGCCAGCAAAAATCCCGTGTCGGCCACTAACTCTAAAGCGGCTAACCAGGAATATGACCGGGCCGTAACCGAGCTATGGTTTTTCTTTCGCCTCCTTCTTCTTAACGGCCAAATTAAAGGGTTGGATCAACAAAGCGCAACCGAGTTCTGCCGAAGGTGGTGGTCGATGCGCGGAAGCTTAATCGCCCTGGAAACAAAAGCCAAAATGAAAGATCGCACCCGGCGTAGCCCCGATCTGGCTGATGCGGTTGTTGTAACCGCCCGCTGCGCCGCGGCCCGCTGCGGGCTGTCCCCACGAAGCGTTTCCCATACCCAGAAAACAACCGATTCCCCGTGGAAACGATTCCTGGAAAAGCGCAAGATCGCCGTCGAATATGCCAACCCTCTCTCTTACTAACACCTGGGGGCCATGTCCGCCGGACGGGTTCCGCTTCATGTTCCCTGCTGATGGCTACGTTGCTTTTGCCTGGACGTATGTCGATTGGGTGCAGGAAGCGCGCAACCATCTCCAGGCCAATCAACTTCCCGTTCCAGAGGATCTGGAAAAGACAATGCAACATCAGCTCTGCCTCACTCTCCCGCCCGGCTGGTGTCTCTATGACGATCCAATGCGCCCCCGGCCTACCCTGTCCCTTTCCTTTTCCGATCTCCAGAAAGGCATCGAAACCTTCTCAAACTGGATCGCCCGAGGCAAAGAAGAAGTCACTCAAGCCGAAGCAGAGCGGCGCGCTCTTGTCTGTTCACGGTGCTATCTCAACGTTAACGTAAGCGGCTGCTCCGGTTGCCAACCATTGCTAACTACAATTCTCGGCCTGCGCAAAACCAAGTACGACGCTTCGCTGCGCAGTTGCGCGGTCTGCCGCTGTTTCTTGCGCGCCAAAGTTCATTTCCCCATTTCTGCTCTTGACAAGGTCAGCGCCGGGGTGCAAGAGATGTACCCGGGGCACTGCTGGCTAAATCGCCAAAGCGACAACTACCGTGGCTAAAGTAACTGTCATGTTTCGCGCCGAGATCGGGTTTGACCCGCAACGAGGTTACGCAGCGGTGCTAACCGATATCCAGGGCGGTAGAATGAAAGGGGTCAAAGGCAATTCCATCCGCAACTTGATGCGCAATCTCTCCGGCCAGATCTGCGAGCTGGAGCAACACATGCGCCGTTTCCCCTTGGAAAGCGAAGCGCCACTCATTATTACCCCGAACGGACTCTAGGGGCCATTCTATGCGCAAGAACGGTCATCGCGGTGTTCGGGGCGGCGATCGTCGCATCCTCGATCGCGCGCTAGGCGTTAACCGGGGAGGCGACCGGTAAAGCTCTTTTATGCCAGTTGATACTTATGGCGTCCGTCTGGCCAGCCTCGATCCCGAGACTCGGGAACGGCCTTCTTCCCGGATAGGGAACGCTTCCAATGCCCGAACACTAGTCGAACGCCTCAAATACGAAGACGACACCCGAATGTGGCGCTATACCAAAATCCAGGGGCTAATGGATGGTAACCCGCCCTGGAACGCCACTAAGCTAACCGATCTTGGGCAAGGTCACCGCGCCAATTTTAACTTGCGGGAAAGTGAAGGTATTGTCGAAGCCGCTAAAACCCCCTATTACGATCTCTTCTTTGAAGTCCCTCGCTTTGCTTCAATCTTTTTTGAGCTGGAAGGAGTTGAACCTCATATCGTAGAAAAATGGAATGATGTCGCCAGCGAAGAATATTCCGAGACTCTTTCCGACTGGAGCGGATTAGACCAGCAAGTTCAGCTTCATCAGTGGCAGATGATCGTTAACGGGGTCGGGCCGCTTTTCTGGCCGCACTACCTGGGCTGGCATTCCGAGGCGTGCAAAGCGCGCAAAGTCTTGGTGCCTCAGGAAACAAAAGCAAATGTCGATGAACTGGAGCTGTGCGTAATACTCCATTCCTATCGGGCCGATGAACTGGAAGGTTTTATTTCCCGCCTTTCCTACAAGGAAGAAGGCGGCGAAGGCTGGAACCGGGAACTGTGCGAGCAAGCCATTATCGATGTTGCGGTGCGCGAGATGCGCCAGACTTATGGGACGGAAAATTATGACATGTACCAGCGCGCCATCCGCACCGGCGATCTCTTTTACGGGATCCATTCTTCTGACCGGATCTATGTCGCTTCACTTTTTGTCAAAGAATTTGGCGGCAAAGTCAGTCACTACATCATTACCGATCAAACCCTGGGACACCAGTCGGAAGCTACTACTGATCTGTCCGAGGAAGCAGGTTACCTTTTTCGCCGCCGCAACAAGTTTGATTCTTTCGCTCAAGTGCTTGATCCATTCTTTTTCGATTCCGGCCCGGACGGCACCTGGCACGCGGTCAAAGGTCTGGGGCCAAAGATCTATGATTTTTGCGATGTCTCCAATCGCACCTTTTGCCAGATGCTGGATGGATCGGTCATTGGCTCCGGGATTACCCTAGAAACCGCCGATGCCAACGCGATTAACGAAACCCAACTGGCCTTAGTCGGCGGAGCCACCGTGGTCGCGCCAGGGTACAAAGTCGTCCAAACCCGGATCGCGGAAAGTCTGGACGGGGCGATGACCATGCGCCGGGAACTGCAAAATGTTTTGGCTTCCAATACCGGAAGCTATCGCCAGCCAACCGGCGAAGCGGTTCGGCCCGAACCCACTTATGGCCAGGCCCAGCTCCTTTCCCAACAGCAGACGCTCCTCAGTAAAGGTTCCACTAACCGCTATTACAATAACCTGGACAAATGGCACCGGGAAACGTTGCGCCGGATCCTGGATCCTGCCCAGAGCGAGTCGATCCCCGGAGGAAGGGAAGCCATCGAATTTCGCACTCGCTGCATCATGCGCGAGATCCCCGAAGAAGTGTTGCGCGCTAAAAATATCCGCAAAGTAATCGCCACCCGCTCCCTGGGCTACGGCAGCCCAACGTTGCGCGATATCACGACCCGGGAACTTGTCACCATGATCCCGTACATGGACGAGGTGAGCCGTAACCACGCCCTGCGTGCGCGGGTCTCTTCCTTGCCCGGGGTCGGGATGCACAGTGTCGATAGCTACTTTCCCCCTATCGAGAAGCGAGGCGTTCCTAACGCTCATACCGCGATGGCGGTCTTAGAAAACAACGCCCTGCGCCAGCCCGGCGGCAAGGCGTTGGTGGAACCCATGCAGAACCATTCCATCCATTTTGATACTCACATGAAAGACGCGGCAGCCCATCTCCAGGAACAGGGCGCACCTCCCATGATGCAGATGATTCACCTCAACCAGGCCGGGCCGCATATGGATCAACATCTCCAGATGCTCCAGGGCGATCCCACCCGGAAAAACGAAGTCAAAATGGCGCGCAAAGCTCTTGACCAACTCGGGAAGCGCACCGATCAACTGCACCAGCAAATTACCGAAAGCTTGCAAGCGCAAGGTCAGGGCAATGGCGCTGCCCAGGGCGCGCCCGCACAAGGACAGCAACCACCGCCTGATCCTTCTTTGATCCCCAAAATGGCCAAAGTCCAGGGCGATCTGCGCCTGAAAGTGCAAAAGATGCAGGGCGATATGGCCTTAAAAGAACGCAAACAAGCCCATTCCGAGCAGCTCTCAGATAAAAAAGTCGCTTCCTCAATCCAGCGCGACAGCGCCCGGGCCGCTACCGATATCGCTCTTAAAAGAAATCAAAGACCGCCAAACCAGTGACCATTGAACAATTCCGGCAGCATAAGTTTTTACCCGCCCAATGGGCCAAGGAACTGGCTACCAATGGTATTCTCCAGAGTGTTATGCGCGTAATGGAAGAAAACCATCCCGCGCGCTACGCGCTGCGCGCCGATCGGGACGATGACATCTCCCCGACCCGCGCTTCCATTGAACTGGGTCTTACCCGGGGTTATTCTAAATATGCTGATACACTGCGGCTCTTGGCTGTGCCAATCCCCGGCGGCGCTGAAGCGATCGGGCCGCCTACCTATGAAGAACCGCTAAACGTACCGACATAATATTATGCCATCAGAACCAACCATTGTTCCGCCTACGCCCACTATTCAGCAGCCAAGCACGCCCGGAGATACTTCCCCGGGCCTGGAACAAGTCCAGAAAGCGTTTGACCGGGTGTTACCGGAAATTAAGTCCCGTCCTTTAACGCCCCCGCCGCCAGCGCAACAGAGAGAACAAGCCGATCAAGTTGCGCCCCAGCCGGTAGAAAAAGCCCAGGAAAGCGTAAGCCCACCTTCTGCCCCAGTCGAAGAACATGCCATTCCTTCTTTTCTTGAAGAAGCACTTAAACTTGAGCCAAGTCAAGTCCCAACAACTTCCCCCGCTCCGCCGGAAGTAGAAGTCGAATGGAGCGAGGAATTGCCCCAGGAAGAGCGAAAAAGCCGGATCAAAGGGTTGCGGGACGCTTACAAGGCCGCCAAAGCCGAACTGACTCATCTGCGGGAACGCCCCAGCCGCGATCCGCTCGATGCCCAGCGCCTTTCCCAACTGGAAACCGCGAACCGTAACATGCAGGAAGTCCTCTCCCGGGTCGGAGTAGAAAATTCTCCCGAGTTCCAGAACCAGGTCATGGCTCCCCTTTACGCTTCCTGGAATGAAGCCGCTCGCATTGTGCGGGACGCCGGAGCCGATCCCCAGGAACTGGCCAAGGCGATGAGTCTTAATGGCCGCGCGCAGTTTGAAGCCTTGGACACTCTCTTTAGCGAAATGCCCGAAAGCGCCAAAATGGAAGCCCATGATGCGCTACGTTCCTACCGCCGCTTTGAAGATGCCCGACGGGTCGCGGTCGCTAACGCGCCCAAGACATTGGAAGGGATCCGGCAACGCGAAACCCAAGCCCAATATCAGCAGATCAATCAGCAGCGCGAGGAAATGAAAAGCATGTTCGATCGCGCGCTGACCCGGCTCCGGGACGAAGCCAAAGTCGAAGTGTTTCAAAAAACAACTGACCAGAATGGCGACTGGTGGAATAAACAGGGAGAACGCCTGGTTGAAGCCGGACGCAATCTTTTCCTGGAAAACACTGATCTTGACCGGGTCGCTTACGCCTGTCTCCTGGCTCCTGCCGCAGACGCCTATCGATCCCTTTTTATTAAGAGCCAGAAAAAAGTCACTGACCTGCAAAAGTTCATCAAAGACCGTATCGGAAGCGAACCAACCCTCTCCGAAAGCGGCGGTAACATCGCCTCCGGTTCCCCGGAAATGAAGGACGATCTCAAAAAACCCTTTGTCGATGTTTTCCTGCGCGAGTTTCACCGGTCGCAGAATAGAAATCGATAAAACAACTGTCGATGCTGAGTGGCATCGCCCGCGCCGTTCGCTTTATTAAGTGGTAAGGTTTGGCGGCGGCGCGGTACAATTTTCCACTTGACAAATTGCGCGGCGCTGTGCTAAAGCGTTTTCTTGGATGGTGGTAGAAAAAGCGCGTTCATCCAGCGTTAGGGCGTAAAAAGACAGAGAGAAGATAGTCCCGCTTCTCAAACATTGGTGGCTGCTGTTAGCCCGGAGGTCAGCCGACCGGGAAAAAGGCTTCGATGCCTCCTGCCTGCATGGAGCGAGGAACCTTCATTAAGCCACTGCAACTGTTTGAGAAAAAAAGAAAGGATTAACCTTCTAAGATGGCCTGCGAAAACATCAAGAACGCTTTCTACGCTCTTACAGGACAAGTATCTCCGAGGCTGTATAACCGGATCAGCATCAACGATCCGTGGGTTGCTTATGTCGAAAAAGGCGAGTGGCCTACCGGCATGGGTTTCACCATCAATTCGATGATGCTGGAACGCACCCTTACAAACTCGGAGACCGGAACAGAATGGGTCGCCGCCACCCCATCAGGGAGCGGCGATGTGCCTACGACAAACAACAACTGTTTGCCCACTCCTGAAGTCCTCCAGTTCGGTCAAACGCTAACCCCGTTTACCATGTCCCGCAGAAATCTCCAGACGGAGAATTTCTGCATCAACGATCTGCAAAACGATTTTATGATCGCCCAGGTCTTGAGCAACGTCATGGATCAGCTGGAAACGACCACGGAATGGGTCTGGAGCAACCGGTTTCAAAACGAGTACTACAACTTGTGCGATCATAAGATCACTGAGAAACAGACTGGTTTTGATCTTACCGGAACACTGCACGATTTTGTCGGCAACCCGCCGACGAGTCGCCTGCTCCAGGGCACACTGGAACAAGTCTATACGCAACTGGTCTTAGACGGAGCTGTCGCCACCGCTGGCGCGATCGGCAAAGGAGTAAACGATCAACCGATCTTTGCCCTCTTTACCGACGCTGTCACCAGCCGCGACTTAATCCGTCAGGATCCAGATCTGCGTCAGGATTTCCGCTACGCTGACCCGGATAAACTCATCAACACGCTGGGCACGCCTTATAGCTACAACGGCTACAAGCATGTCTGGCTAAAGTTCCCGCCGCGTTTCGACGCGACCGGGGCGAGGATTTATCCTTACTCAGCGCCCGTTGCCACGACCAAGGGATGGAAACGAATTGTCAATACGGCCTACATTTATGCGGCCTATCAGGTCAGTTTCGTCTTTATCCCGACCGTCTTTACTTGTCTTTACGAGAGGCCAAGCACAGCTCCAGGCGGTTCAATCAAGTTCGATTACGCAAGTCACATGGGCGAGTTTCAGTTTCTTGTCATCCCCGACAAAGCTTGCAACCCGCGCGGTGAACTCGGCTTCTTTGATGCCTTGTACGCATCAGCCAGCCAGCCGGGTCACACCTACCTGGGCTACGCGATCGCGCATATTAACTGCCCGCCGCTGCGCACGCCTCATCCGTCGTGCTATAGCTAGAAGCGTGGAATTCGGCAACCTCTGCCAGCTCAACTTCCCCTTTAAGGTAAAGGGCTGGCGGAGGAATCGAGTTTCAAAGTCATGGCAACCCAGGCAATCCAGATCATTGGTCTTCAGGATTTTGTCGAGCCAGTTAATTTGCCCACGATCTATCGCGGATTGACCTGGGGGCCGTACCAGATTTCCTTGGCCAACAGCGATGGAACCCCGATCGATCTGACCGGGGCAACAATCACATGTGGCAACCAACTTTTTACTTTCTTCATTAACCCCATCAACCTGACCGGAGGTGTTTTCCAGATACTCCAAACCGGAGCCACCACAGCTACTTATCCGATAGGAAAATATCCTTATGACATGACCGCTCCTCCAATTCAGTCTAAGCCGATCTTTGGCGGTTTTGTTTCAGTTAAACAAGCCCAGTCAATGCAGCAACCTTCTTCACTTTGAAAATATGGCCGATGATATCAGAGTCATAATCAGTCCGCCGGTTGCCCAGATTAACACGATCCCGGACGGTACCGTTAAGACTGGCTCAGTTCTTTCGACTAATGTGGCTGATCCCGTCGCGCCTGTCACCGGTTCGACCTCAACTTATACCTCCGCTACCGACAAGCGTTTCCATGATAAAAACGATGCCGGAGTTGTTGGGACAACCATTGTTCCCCAGGCCGGAGTAGCCAATAATTTCGTGACCGGCATTTCTCCCGCCGGAGTTCTCTCTTTTGCTGTCCCGCCAGCACTTGCCAATATCATTACTCCCGGAACAGTCGGTTCGACGACACTTACCCCGGTCATAACATATAACGCCCAGGGACTTATTACCGGGGTTGTAACCGCAAGCACCACTCCGTCCCTTCCTAATATCATTACTGCCGGGAGCGTTGGTTCAGCTCTCCTCATACCGGCAATAACATATAACGCCCAGGGACTCATTACTGCGATTTCAACTGCGCCAAACACCGGGGACTGGTCGGTTGCCAAAATCAGCGGTGCCGATGTTACCACGACCGGGCAAATCCTGGTAGATATTACCGGTCTGGTTAGCGTTTCACTTCTTCCAAGCACTCTTTACCAGATCTGGGCTACGCTGCTTTGTACGACCACCTCCGATATCAATGGGAACCAATACGGAATCCACTGCGCCGGAACCGGAACCCCGGGCACTTGCAACGCTCTTTTGCGAGGGACACTGGCCACAGCAACCGCTTCAAGTCAGACAATCAATGCAATCGATACTCCCAGCACAGCCCTGATGACCGGCCCTGGGTCAGGCCCGGATATGAATGGCACAGTCGAGATCAACGGCTGGGTCACAACCACTGGAAGCGGTACGGTTACTATTTCATTGCAGCATCTAAAAGTAGTGAGCGGCACAAGCAAGGTCAAAATCGGTTCCATTCTTCGTTACCGCAAAGCGTAAATTTTTATGTCTCAATTAGTCGTTACCACAGAAGGCGATAGCCCAGCCCAGTTTCTCGACACGACAACATCAGTCGAAAGCGGCGATCAATACCTTGATTTCATCATTCCCCCAGGGGTAGTCCAGGACAGTATCATTAAACAGGTCGGTCACGGGTTGAGTGTCGAACAAGTGGTTCGCTTTAATGGAACCATCTTTGTCCCGGCCCAGGCCGATACGCCTGCCAACGCCGAGGTAGCCGGAATTGTTTCCGCTGTGGCTGGCCCGGACATCTTTTATCTCCATTTCATTGGCCCAATGGAGTTCGCTTCGTTAGTTCCCCAAACTGTTTATTTTTTAAGCAATACAGTAGCTGGTCTGCTTACCGCGACTGAACCCCCCGCAATCGGGGCAGTCTCCAAGCCGCTGGTCATCGCTACTTCTGCTACGGAAGGATATTTCTTTAACTTTCGTGGGATGGTCATTCCCGCGCCGGTTAGTTCGACGGTTGGCCTAACGGGCGATGTCACAGGCACGGGCACTGGCACGATACACACCACGCTCGTTTCAGCGACTTCGCCCAATATAACTACAGGCTTAGACGATGCCAATGGCAATCGGATGCTCGGATTCATTCCGATAACCGGTTCGACTGGTAACCTCGCCATCAATAACAGCAACGGTGCGACACAATTTAGCTTACAGGGGACAGCCAACAGTTTTTACTTCACACCTGTCGGGAGCAGTGGCGTCGTGGCTATACTAAACGGCACTGGCGCGTCCTACGCATCGGGCGCTTTGCAATTCGGCCCTGATACAAGTGGCAACATAGCTTGTGTCATAAACAACTCTACTGCTACCGGGATGCAGTTTGCGAACATTGCAAGAATCTATTGGTCAGCCACTGGCTCGGCTTATGGCGGCTCCGACATTGGGCTGGCTCGCAACGCTGTAAACAGATTGGAAGTTAACAACGGCACACCCAATCAATACGCGACACTTGTAGTCGGTACCCGGGACGCTGGCACTAACAATGTCGCACTCGGGCTGATCGTAGAGCATCAGACGACCGCTACTCCGGTAGCCGGATTTGGAACAGCTGTCCAACTCAATGCTTTTTCGAGTAGCGGGGTCGATACAAACGCCGGACGAGTGGCCGCTCTGTGGACTGACCCAAACGATGCCACTAAAACAGCCGCGCTGGATTTCGCACTTACTGCCAATGCCGCCGCCCAAGCTACTAAGATGCGCCTCTTCGGAAGCGGCGGATTAAGCGTCAATAACACGACTGATCCCGGCGCAGGAATTATAAGCGCGAACACCGGTTACCGCACAGGAGTATCGGCCCCAACTACTGGAACTATCCTAAAAAGTGACGGAACAGCCTTCAAACCGTCCACGGAAACATATGCGCCCCCCGGCGCAAGCGGCAATGTCCTGTCAAGCGATGGCACAAACTGGATAAGCATAACTCCCACAGGCGCACCAAGTGGCCCAGCAGGAGGAGTATTGACAGGAACATATCCCAACCCCGGCATCACAACGCTTAATCAGAATACGGCAGGTTCGGCTGCGACTCTGACAACTCCGCGCAACATCAATCAGATCGCGTTTGACGGAAGCGCCAACATAGTGACCCCCGCAATAGGCGCGGCAGGAACAAACATCCGTTCCGATGGGACTAATTGGAATGCCTCGCCGTTTGCAATAGCTTTACCAGGCGTAAGCGGAAACGTAATGACTAGTGACGGGATAAACTGGGCCAGCGCAGCGCCCATTAGCATGACCAAAGTTGGAGACGCTGCTTACACGATTCTTCCAACTGACAGGGTTGTAGCTACCAACGCTGCGCTCACGGTGGCCAGAACGTGGACATTGCCAGCGGCCAACTCCGTGCTTGCTGGTCAGAGCATTATCGTGACCGACCTGGTTGGCGCTGTTACTCAGAATATTATACTCACGGTTTTGAGAGCTGGAAGTGATACGATTACGACGCAAATTTTGCCGACTGCGACTGCGGTTAACTTCAATAAGCCTTTTATGGCTGTCACTTTTACTAGTGACGGAGTTAGCAAATGGAGCGTCACTTCGACCAACCTAGATGGATGGGTTTACTATACTTTTGGTGCGAACGCCGCCTTTACGTCAGCTGTTCAAGCACTGACGGACATTACACCGCTAGTGTCAGACGTTCTTCTCGCCAACGTTTACTACGAAACGGAAATAATGCTATTGGCAAGCTCTAGTGACACTGGTGGGATGTTTTTTGGGATAAACAGTCCTGGTGTTGGCGCGCAACCATTTGGATACTGGACTGGAGCGACCTCGGCAAATCTGGCCGGAACTCTCACCAACTGTTCGCAAAATAACATCAACTCAACGCTTTGGTGTACGGTATCTGGCTTCCTTCAAATAAAATTTTCCGGGATTATGTATCCCGGCAGTTCCGGGACTACTACTATCACGCCGCGCGTAAGAAAAAATACCTCTGGCACAGCTACTATCAACAACGCTAGCTACATGAAGCTCAGGAGACTATAACATGTCATACTCTGCATTTGATCCAACTGGAGGCAGTAGCGGCGGTGGCGGCGGGCCAATAGACTTTAACAATTTGACCGGCAACATCGCCATTTCCCAGATGAACATGGGCACCGGTGCGACAAATCATACCTTCTGGCGCGGGGATGATGTCTGGGCAACTCCTGCCGTTAGCGGTGGAATTAGCATTGTTAATCCAATGAATTTTGGCGCGTTCGCGGATGGAACATCCCACCCGATCACCGCGCAAGATATTATTGACCACAGCGCAGGCGGAAGCAAGACACTCTGGGTAGGCACAATCGCTCGCACCGTGACCACTGGCATGACAACAAGCGGGTCGCAGACTATCACTGACACATCCGGTAGTTTTAATAGTGTTACCGATGTCGGGCAGCGAATTGAAGGAGTGTCAGGAGGGGTGGCGGCCTTTGGGCCAGGAAGTCGAATCTCGCAAGTTTTCAGTGCTACGTCGGCACAAATCAATTGCTATGGATTTGGAGCGTATACCACTGCAACTGGCGTGACATTCACGATTGGCGATTATATTGCTGGCGATCAGTGGGATTATGTGGCCTTGCAGGAAGCGATCTACGCCGCGTTCCAGAACGGAACCATAAATCCAAACAAAACTAGCCGCTGGCTCAACAAGCAGCTTTATATCCCAGCTGGAAGATATTTGGTTAATAAAGCTCCAACCATGTATGAGGTACAGGGCGGCGTTGTCTTCGGTGACGGGCGGCTTACGACTCAAATTAACTCGATTCGGGCCGGATTTGGAGCATGGGAGTGCAACGGTCTGTGGTTTACTCAGTTTACTGGCATCCAGTGGTTTACCGCCAATGGAAACAAGAGCGAGTTTCCACTATTTCTTGTCGATGGCAACTGGGACGGTAAACATACCCAAGGCGTCCAAGGAAATACCTGGAAGGATTGCCATTGGGATGCTTCCTTTACTATTCATCCATGTTTGGGCATGTGCTATCACGGAACCAACTCCCAGGGGAGCGAGAACCTCTGGCTGGATTGCCATTTTAATAATCCGGCCACAGTGATAAATAGTAACGCTGTTAAAATCTACACTTACAATGCCCTTCAGAACACGTTTATCGGAGGAAATTTCAGTTCACATGTAAACGGCGTTGGGATTCAAGCCGGATCAGCCAATCTTAACTCGGTAGGTTTTCAGGCGATTAAACCGCAACAGCAAGATCTGCAAGGTTATGATGTCTGGGTAGCCAACAGCGCCAATGCCCATGTTGCAATGACTAATTGCCGAAGTGAATCGACCAAGTCTGTGTTGATGAACAATGGGGTTGTTTTCACTGCCGACAGCAACGTAATAGACATGGCCCCACCGCAAGGAACGTGGGCGGCTAATTACGCTTACGCGCAGGGCGCTTCGACAATCGGGATTACTGGCGGCCACGGCAACGGGCATTTGCACCGCTGCGTCGTAGCCGGAATAAGCGGCGCGACTGAGCCGGTCTGGAACGATAATGACGGCAACCCGACAGTCGAGATTCTCGATGGGGGCATGACTAGCGGCAGCACGACCCTTACCACCGGCGGATTCGTTAACATGGCTTCATTCATGCCCGGAAGGGGGATCATGGTCGTGGGCGCTGGCGTAAGCGGGGCCAACCTTTATACGACGATAGTGTCCGCTGGTTCAAGCAGCGCCGTTCTAACTGCCGCAGCTTCCACAACAGTCAGCAGTGCCCGTGCCGTTGCCTCGCCGATTACAACTGACGGAACCGCCCAATGGATTCACGATGAATATAATGAAGCGACTTTTAACGCCCCTTCCACGCTGCGAAATTGCAGTTTTCGTTTCGGTCGTGTGCAGAGTGTCAACAACACGTGGCCCAGCGTGTTTGAGCATTGCAATTTTGCCCGCTCCGATTGGGCATTTACGGGTGCTCCGGGGATAACTCCCAATTACAACGGCTATCGTTTACCGGTCACGACAACGCTCGATGGTAAAATAGCAACGGTCAACCAGATAACCCTCAACGGGGGATATAACGACGGTGTTGCTGCCGTGTTGGACGCGACCCCATCGCGAGTGGTTGCCCTGACTACAACTACTGGCACGCAAACTGTCCCGATGGATCGCGACCAAGTTCAGATAACGCCAACTGGCGATTGCACCTTTAACGCTGGAACAGGCATCGCAGCGGGCTACCGCACGACGTTTTTAATCACGACCAGTGGCACAACTTCTAGAACGCTCACTTGGGGGACGGGCTTCAAATCGACCGGGACGCTGGCGACAGGAACCGTAAGTGGAAAAGTCTTTACCGTGACTTTCACCCTCGGCGGCGGCAATTGGAATGAAACTAGTCGAACAGGGCCACTATGATCCGCGAACCTATCTGGAGAACAGTGCTTAACTGGACAGCTGTCATTACTTTTTTTGTGTTGCCAGCAATCCTTTTCGTGACACAAATTTGGGTTTATCCCAGCCTTGAGCAGGAAAAAGCGCACCTGGATTATCTGCGCGAATTTATGCGTAACGTCACCTTTTTGGTCTTTGGCCTGGCCGGATTGAAAACCTGGGAAGTCATCAAAGCAAACGGCAGAGAAAAAAAACAGGAGGGACGGCAGGAAGCGCAAGGGCAATCCGCAACGCGTGCGCCACGCACCGTATGAATTGCAATGATTAAACACGCCGTCAAAGCCAGTTCGTTTGCAGACCCGCGTGATATTGAAGCTTTCAAAAAGGCCAAAGCGAAAGGCATGTCCGACGAGCAAGCTTTCAAATATGGCGATAATGGGATCGGCTGCTGGGGCAACGATACAACTGAGGGCAGCGGCCCATCTTGTGCTCTGCCTCCTGACGACATGGTTGACCGTTATGGGACGATTAACGGCGCTAAGCACAAGGGTGTTGTCATTAACACGGATGACAAGCAGGTGGTCGCGGTCTTAAAAGATCGTATGCCATGGAAAAAGAACATCAAGACTGCGGCTAGGATCGATCTCAACCCAGATACCTGCGCCGCACTCAATTTAAAACCTCCAGTCTTCGCCAGCGTGGTCTGGCATTGGGAGGACGCTGTAATCGACGAAAGAAAACCAACATAAAGCCAAAAACAACAACATAGAAAGAAAATAAAACATGGAATCGTTTCTAGCACTAATCTCGCCGGTTGAAGTATCAAACGGCGTACCAACCCATCCAATCGTTATCCCGCCCGGGGGCACTGTGCCGCCATTGGAAATCTGGGGCGACATTGAAATGCCAGCCCATCCGATTGTCATTCCGCCAGGTGGCCCGCCGTTGGTCATCTGGGGTGACATTGAAACCCCGGAGCACCCGATTGTCATTCCACCGGGAGCGACACCGCTTCCACCGGAAGTTTGGCCGCCGGGTGAAGGCATCGAGATGCCTGAGCATCCGATTGTCATCCCACCGGGAGTCGAGCCACCGAAGAGTTTCACGGTTATCATCTACAACCCTGAAACAGGCAACTGGGTGAAAGTCTCCTTCGTTCCGGGGGATCTTAAACCATCGAAACAGCCGAAGTAACATGATAGCAATAATGGCAGGAAGCCACGGGCTGGTTGGAATACTAATCAGTTTCCTTGTCCTGATCGTGGTGCTGGCGGTAATAGCAGGACTAATTTGGGCCATCGAGCAATGGATTATTAAAGGGCCGCTGCCTGTAATGGTGCGGTTAGTGCTTGGGTTAGTCTTGATTATCCTGGTTGTCATTTGGGCGCTCCAGCAATTTGGAGGAGGGTAATGAATGGGATAGACATCTTTAACCCTGATCCATCGCAGTATCGCCTGCCGCCTCCACCGGCAACCAGTTCGGTAGATCTGTTTAACCGTGATCCGTCGCAGTATAGCCTGGGTAATTCTCAGGCGATGACTGCGGCAGATCGCCAGATTAGCCAGATGAACGAGCACCTCTGGCATCCTCAGAATGAGGATGATTACCATTTAATTCCCGCCGGAGCTTATTTTGTTGATCCAGAAGACTATCAGATTTACCAGAAAGAGCCAGAGGAGTCACCACCGCCGCAGCAACAACAGCAACAGCAGCAGCAACAGAGAGGAATTTTGGTCTAATGCCAGCCCCTTGGAATCAGGAATTTTGGCGAAGACAGGGTAGTAGTCCGGCTGCCCGAAGGGCACTTCCCGCTGGGCAAGTTCCAACGCGAAGGGCGCTTCCTCCGGGTGTGCCATCCCGAAGAGCACTTCCACCACCGCCTGCTGGCCAGGATCTTCGGCGTATCCAGCAAACAGCCGCTGCACAGACTGCTACCGCCCGATCGGGACAACCGATAAATGTCAGGACGACAGGTTACAGTGGAGTGCCCGGTGTTGACCCGCGCATAGGCGGTGGGCCGGTAGATATGCGGCAACAACCGATCCAGGCTTTTGGCGATCCCAATGCTCCGTTTGCTACCGTTGCTGGTCAGCGCAATCTCTATCCTTACGGCACGCCTTTAATCAGCCCGCAATTCCCACAGCAACAGTTCAGTTTCCGCGACACGGGGGCTGCCCCGGGGATCCAGGGCGGAACGCAAATCGATATCGCTACCGCGAATCGGCAGATGATGAACTCGGCCCAGATCAATCAGCCCAATGTCCAGTTTTCCCCGGGGTATGTGACCGGCCCGGTTACACCGGGGATTGTTAACCAGCCGCTTTACCCAGCCGGAACCGTTGCCACTCCTCAGACGCCGCTTGCGACCGGCGATATTAACCCTTTTTTGTATGGAAACACTCCCTTTCAGCCTAGTGCCCTCTCCCTAGGCTATGATCCGACAACTGCTCCACAGGGATTAGGGTTTGATACTTCGATTCCCTTTGGAAGCGATCTTCCTCCGCCGCCTGATACCGGAGGGGCGGGAGGATTTACCCCGGGGATTGAGATGCCGCCTCTCTCAATGGCTACACCCGACCTGTCCAATCTTCCTCCGAGCGCGCTCATGGCATCAAATGTCCCCGGCGGCGCACTTGGCATGACCGATCCAGGACAGGTTCCTTCTGTTGAAGTTGGTGGTGGTGGGCCTATTGGTTCAGCTCCACTTGGGGGTTACAATTATTCTCCCGGGCCGGGCGGGAGCACCTATGTTTACGACGCCAACTGGAACTTTATTGATACCATACCTGGAACACCATCCCCGACTCAGGCAACGGCTCCAACTCCAACGACAAGCGATGTCCCGGCGCTTCCGGCTCTTCCGGTTTCCGATGTAACCGGTGCCTCGCCTTATAGCGGGCAAACTCCTCTGACCTCATTCCAACCTGTTCAGAGTCCGTCCAATCTTGGATCTGGATCCAACTATTACGCTGCCGGAGGGAACACGTTTGGTTATGGCGGCACCACTGCCTTTGGAACAGCATCAAGCGGTTTATACGGCGGATTGGAAGGCGGAGTCAGCACGACTGATCTATCTGTTCTTGGAGGTCTGGGCGGTGCGCCATACGGATTTGGGCCGAGGATTTTATGATTGAAGATAAAAACCGGATCTATGACGGGTTCCAGACTCTGGAAAGCGGGGTGGACGGCGGTCGCGCGCCTAATCTCATCGATGTCAACCAGGTCGCCTCGGCTGAGAACATGGTCTTCCGGGGAGGCCGGGCCAAGACCCGGCCAGGGATAAGAAATTACCCGCTCACCGTATCAAACGGATCCAACACAGTCGGGGGACAAACCGCTACTGACGCGTTTTTCGGCGGCATGTTCCAATCGGCTTGTTATTACGCTCCACCCAACGGAACACAGTGCATCATGGTGATGTCTGCTGGTCGGCTTTTTCAGGTCACCCCGCTGGAGAATACAGTCATCGTGGCTGAGATAATCATGTCGCCGGTCAACAACGCCACTTACACCAATTACATGATCCAGGCCGATAAATTCCTGATCGTCCAGGACGCCCAGTCGCCACCCATTATTTTTGATGGGGCAACGGCGCGAAGAAGTAATATTGTGAGCCATGAAGTTCCCGTTGGAACTCTGATGGCTTACGGAATGGGGCGTTTGGTCGTGGTGCGACCCGATTTTAGCAGTATCGTTTTTGGCGATCTTTACGGTTCCCACGCTGATAAATCAGATCCCGGGGATTCGATCATCCTCTTTACCGAGACAACTTTTTTAACTGAAGGTTTTGATGCCAGGATCCCGTTTGACTTGGGTAAAGCGACTGCTGCTACCTTCTTTCCGCAGCTTGACACTTCCACCGGCAACGGGCAGTTAATGGTCTTTTGCGAGCGCGGGGCGGCCTCTTTCTTTCTTTCTTTGGACAGGAGCCAGTGGAAAACCGCCGCTTTTCAACAGCTTGCTCTCCTGACTACGGGACTGCGGGGCTGGCGTTCCATCTCTGCCGTCAACGAAGATCTATGGTTTCGTTCTGAAGACGGTTGGCGAAGCTATCGCCAGGCCAGGAGCGAACCTCTCGGCTGGGCACATATCCCTCTTTCCACCAATGTTCATCAGTACCTGGACAATGACACGCCATCGCTCTTGTATCTGATTAACTCAATCTATTTCGATAACCGGATCATCGCTACTTGTAATCCCTACTGGAACAATGGACGCCCTTATCACAATGGGATGGTGGTAGTGGATTTTGATATCCTTTCGTCTTTCGGAACCAAGTTTCGGCCAGCCTGGAACGGGCGCTGGACAGGGATAAAAATAACCCAGTTGGTGGTCGGTATTTTCAAAGGTGTCCGGCGCGCATTCGCTTTTGGGATAGATAATAACTCCAAGAACGCGCTCTACGAGATCAGTCTTAGTGATAAGGATGATTTCAATGACACGGAGATCGACTGGGAACTTGTCACCCGGGCATTTGATTTTGGCAAGCTTTACCAAAGTTCCAGTCCTTTTAACGAGAACGAACTTTACGATGCCGATGTCTGGTTCAGCGATGTGGTCGATACCCAGACGCAAATGAATTTTTATTACAAACCAGACAATTACCCGCAGTGGGTGCAATGGCAGATTTTTTCTAACCGTGCCAAATTAATTGGGACACCTTCCACGATCACAAGCGGCGGAGTTCCCATTGCCACCGCTGGATTCGCCCCCCGGCTTTCCCTGGGTAAACCGCCAGATGATTATGACCCGACCAATACCAGCCGCTTGTTGCGGCGAGGATACGAGTTTCAAATGAAACTCACTGGGAGCGGACATCTCCAGATTGACCGGCTCCGGGTTCATGGCCAACGAACCGTGGAACGCTCCCGGGGACTTGAATTACAGAAAGGAATTTAATGCCATCACCAACCTTTACTGCCCAGCTCGGGTTGCCGGATCCTTCCGCTACCCCGCTCAACGTGACCGAACTGGTCACGCTTCTTAATTCGCTATTCCTTCCTGTTTCAGTTGGCAATTACAATGCCCAGATGGTGACCGGGAGCAACACCCCCGCAGTAGGCGATCAAGACAAGCTGTGGTTCAGGAGTGATCCCGCCGGAAATCCTATGGGGTTTTATGTCTTTAACGCTGGTGTCTGGAGACCTGTTAGCAACGGCAAAACAGGTGAAATAACAATATTCGTTGGTGATCCTACCCCGTTCTTTGACGGAAGCGGCAAGGGAATACCGGGAACCCGCTGGGATGGATGGGCAGCCTGTAATGGTCAGAACGGCACGCCCAAACTCAACAACAAGTTTCTGGTTGGCATGGAGACTTTCCTAGCAGGAACAACTACGCCTGCTACAACCTTTACTGGGGCAGTTGCCCAGAGCGGAGGAAATGTCCCTTCGACTTACACCATTCAGGAGAGCGATCTTCCTACCTATAACCCAATCTTTGCAGGCGCGAATTACAGCGCCGGTGCCGGGACGCCAACCTATCATATACTTGTCGATAATAACTGGATCAATTATTTTCAGCACTCTACAGTTCAAGATCCAAACACCGGCAACACAAATTATGGCGCGCCCCCGGGTGTGCCTCAAACCCCTGTCCCGATTACTCCGCCCTATTACTGTGTCATCTTTGTCATGTTTATTGGATTCTAAAACTTTATGGCTTCAGGAGGAATTACTTTTGGTCTGGCAGCGCCCTTCCTGGCCCGGGTAGTGGACAATGGTATTTCCTATGATGATCCACGGGTCATCGAGCGCACCAACGCCGCGACCAAGCTGATTCTGGATCACATGATCCCGGTTGGAGGAATGGCGACTTTTACTATTGTTGGTGCCGGGACAGATGGAAGGACATTTCTGCTGCCAAAAGAGCTTGAGAATGCGATTGCAGTAGACGGCGACGTTGGGGCTGTCAACGGGACTTATCTTCCCCAGGGCTGGGTCGAACTGGTCAATAACTTCGCCTACATCGATCCAAATGCACAACATGATAACCCGTTGGTTGACCAGTTTTTGCAGCCTGACCCAAGTGATCCCACCATTTTGCGAAGGCAATATTATTATCCGAACATTCAAACTCCCGCCACTATCAATGTGACCGGAGCGAAACGCTATCTGCCCATCATAGGCAACAATGATTATCTGATTGTCCAGAACATCGAAGCCTTAAAACGAGTCATCCTTTCCATCGAGCGAACCGAAAACAATGCCCCGGACGAAGCCGATAAATATCTCAAACAGGCTTTGGAGATTTTACAGTCCGAGGTCAAAAAACATCTGTTGGATCCCATTAACTCGCTCAAGCGCAAGGCCGCCTATCAACATGAGGTTTTGCCCGCTGTCGGGTTCCCGATCGGTTCCCTGGGTAACATTCGCGCGCGCCTCGCCCTGGAAGTGCCCGGGTATCTGGCCAAGGGGAGGATTGAACTCAGCGATGCCATTAACCATGCCCTGGGAACAATCGTGACTGAGGAGAACACCCTTCGTTTTGCCGGTCGGCTTGGCGTTCACGAAAGCATTACCGAACTGGTCTTTTCCTACGCAACCAATGACCATCAGCTGCTCACTGACCTGATCCCAGGTTCAATTGGTGTCCAGGATTTTGATATCATTCGTCGCCTGTGCGCCTCTTATTTTGCGACTGATCCAGCCCAAGCCCAGCCTTTGGAAGACAAGGCGATCGAGCTTTTGGGCAAACGCCTGACCGAGCGGATGGAGTTTCTGCGCCATAATGATTACACGAATACTCTCAATAGCGCGACTGCTGGAACCGTTGCCTGGACGATTGCCCGGCTGGCCTTGGAAGTGCCGGGTGGCTTGAGCCTGACTACAGTTGAAATGCAGCGCACCTTTGAAATGGCCGAGAAACGGCTGATTGATCTGGGTAAGTTCAAAGACACCATTGAACTGTTTACGGCGGATGTAGTAGCGGGAGAAGTCTTTTTCCCGCCCCAGATCGAGACAGTCCTGGCCATTGATCTGGATGGGATCCCGATCCCCGTGCGGGGTGCGCTTTTTGAGTACCTCCAGAATGGCCCGGGAATAGACATTATTATTGGCCAACGCCTAGTTGACATGGGCGAAATATATTTTCCTGAAAACGGATTAACCCGGCGCAAATACCTGTTGCGCACAACCGATACCGTAAGTCACACCATCTCGATTGTGGGCAAGATTCGCTGGTATCCTAAGGCGCAGAATGAGCCGACTACGATCAAGAATTTTGAGGCGCTCCGGCTAATGACCCAGGCGATCATTCTTGAGTATGGCGAAAAATGGCAGGAAGCAGCAGCGGCAGCGCAAAGCGCCAAAGGAGTCCTGGACAGGGAACTGGCCGAGTTTTTGGCCGGGATCGAGCACACCATCCACATCCAGACTTACGGTTTCGGACTCGGAGATGTCGGGAACATTTTATAGGAGATAAATAACATGTCAAACGGAGTTACAGGATACCAAACTGAGGACATCCCGATTCTTTCCGATGTGTTTGGGGCTAAACCGGCGGTTGCCCCATACACCCCGACAATTTTTTCCGATGAACAATTAAAGGCGCTCACCGAAAATTTGGCTGCGATGCCCAAGATCTCGGCCCTGGGCACCCAGTATTACGATTATATGTCCGGGGCAATGGAGCGCGCCATCCCCGGGTTTGCCGATATCTTAAAAGAAGGCGGCACACTCACTGCTAAGATGGAAAGTGTTGCTGGCCAGGAACTGGCGGGGCAGATTCCCCAGGATGTGGTTGACCAGGTGCAGCGCAGCTCAGCTTATCAGTCGCTCCTTTCCGGGACATCAGGTAGCCAGATGGCAAGCGCAAACTTGGCGCGTAACCTGGGGCTAACTTCTCTCGATTTGATCGGGGCGGGTGCCAATTTGCAGGGCCAGGCCGGGAACGCAGCGCAACAGTGGAGCGGGCTGGCTGCTCGCAACATTATGAACCCGGCTGCCTTCTTTATTAGCCCGCAGGAACAGGCCGCCCAAACCATGCAAAACAACCTTTACCGGCAGGCGACTCAGCAGCTGGCTAATAACCTGGCGGCTGCTCCCAGCCCGGTCGCCAAGGGCGTGAGCGATACCATTATCAATTTGCTGGGCGCGTATCTGGGTGCTGGAAAAGGTGGCGGTGCAGGCGGGACAGCTCCCAGTTACAGTCCAAGCCAGTATGCGGGCCAGCAACCTGACTATAGCGCCGGTGCTCAATGGACAGCTGCACCCAGCGGCACGGCGGCAATAGGCGCTTCACTTGCTGGCCCACAAGCTTATCCTCAGACACCTTTTAACGTAGGTGCTCCACAGAGTTATGGCCAATATGGTCTCCCGCAGAGCTATGGCGGCTATGGCGGAACCGCTCCAGTTACTTACGCTCAACCACTTGATTATAGCGGGACAACAGCTTTTACCGGGACTAACACAGATCCTTTTAACATAGGAGGATACTAACTTTATGGCAAACGGTGGCGGTGGCGCATTAGAAGCTCAACAACGGATCGGAGCTGAGATCCCTTACAAGAACATTGCCCTGGGAAATCCAGCCGACAAGTTCTTGAACGCATGGAGCATGGCGACCCAGCTTAGACTGAAAAAGAGCGAGATAGAAGGTAAAATGCAAGCCTTGGCCGAGCGCAACCGACAACTGGAACTTTCGGATGATCTAAAAGAGAAAGGTTTCGCCCTGCGCGAGATGATGAATCAAAACGCGAAGGCGCATCAGGATCAGATGTATGATCTGGCCTTGCGAAAGTTTGACCTGGATAGCACTGTAAAAGACGCCACGATGCGGGATCAGCAGGCAAAAATAGATATTCAAAAAGAAAGAGCTGAAACTGATAAAGCTAACTCTGATCTGCGTTATCAAAAATATGAAGACCTGATAAATGCCCAGGGTGATCTGGCCACGTTGGACGCTGAACTGGAAGCTGAGGGTCTTAAAAAGGGCACAGTCACCTACCAAAGTGAATGGATTAAACGTGCTGGCCCTGCCTTAAAAAAATTGCCTTCCGCCGAACACGACAGACAGTGGAAGCTTCATCTTGAGAGCAGTAACGCCGATTCTGATCGAGAATCCAGGATACAAGAGAGGCTGGAAGACTCGACCCGCAAGAATATTGGGGCAACCCTCTTTGGTAACGCTGGAATTACGGATTTTTCGTTCCTGGACGACCCAAAAAGTCTTCCTGATGAAAGAGTCGCTACCGGTGCTCATTGGTGGCAGTGGACATCCCCCAGCACAACACCGAGCGGCAAAAAATTAGTTAGCTCAGTCGATGCTGCTGGGCGACCAGTCCAGAAGGCCGTGACCCTGGCCGAAATCACCAAGGCCAGGAAACTATATCAAGACACATTTAAGGATCGGAGTCTAATCGCATCCAAGGTAGATGACCCATCCGTTGGCGTGTACGCTACCAAAGCAAAGAACCTGAAGGAACAGGCACAACGACTCCGGGAAGATCCCGGTGCCAGCCCAGTAGCCAAAGCAGCGGCTGAAAAATACCTGAGAGAAAATCCTTGAAATGCCCGATCGAGACCAGGATTTTATTGATGCTGTCAATGGCCAGTCCAGGACATCATTAGATCCTGACCTGACTCCTGACGGACGCGCTGCTCCGCCCCCGGGCACGGGAACAGTATATGCAAAGCCCCCTGACCGGGATCAGGATTTTATTGATGCTGTAAGCGGATCCGGTGGCGGAGAACCAGGTTCACTGACGCCTCAGACCGATCGGGCGATGCGCAACGCTGCCGCCCAGATTACCGCTGCTAACAGATATCCAGGGAGAGATCCTAGTACCCTGGCTGCTTTTGCCGGTGGCGCGGCCAGGAGTGTTGCTCCGACCGCGGCGTTCATGGGTGCTTTTCCATTTGGTGCTGAAGCTGGAGCGGCGATTGGTGCGATGACTGGCCCGCTTGCCCCGGCTGCGATTCCACTGGGCAGTTTAATCGGCGGTCTGGTCTCTGGAGGGGCTGCCGCCTACGGCGTTTCCAAAGCTCAAAGCGCCCTGGCCCAGCAAATATCGCCCCAGGGGATTTTTTCTCCGCAAGTCGAAGCGATGCAGGCAACTGAACATCCTATTGCCACAATGGTGGGAAGCGCAGCTGCTTTCGGAAAACCCAACGCCGTGAACGTCCTTCGTGCAGGGCGCACTCTGGCAACGAGCGAGGGCAGGCAAGCTGTGGTGACACTGGCACGACAAGGAGCAAAGGCGCTTACCCCGGAGAAACAGCAAGAAGTATTCAACCTGCTCAATGTTGCCCAGATGGGACTTCTTAACTCGGCTTACAACATCAAAGATCAGTTGCAATCGGGTAATTTTAGCTGGAATCAACTCGCTGCGGCTGCCGCTACCGGCGCACTCTTTAATGAGCCGTGGATGTTTTATCCTCATCCAGAGGCCGCTGCTGCCAAATTACCCGCTGCTAAGCCCGGAGGTGCTGCTCCAGGTGCTGCGCCACCAGGTGTGCCACCTCCAGGTGGAGCGCCAGGTGGAGTTCCAGGTGCGCCAGGAGCGGCAAGAAATTATGAGGAATGGATAAAAAGCAGGCACGCCGGGACAGAGATCCCCGCGCCGCCCCTTGCAGCACCAGTTTCAATAGAAGCACCAACCGCAACAAGAGAAATACCAGGAGTAAAACCATATGCCGTCGAGCCAAGTACTACACAAATTCAAGGAAGGGAAACTCCACTCGGGGTCGAAGCACGGCCCCAAGGTGAAGTCCCGCAGCCAGGCGATCGCGATTATGCTCTCAGAGAAACGCAAAGAAGAGAGCCAGGGAGGGAAGTACCACAAGAACCCGTTTCCACCCGCCCATCCGTGGCTGGCGCGCCACCGGAGCGAGCATATGAACCGGCGGTAGAGAGACCGCCAAGCCCGTATTTTATCCAGGGCAGTCGTGGCGCTTACGGCATTTTTGATCGGCGCACCAAGAGTGTCGAACCTGTCACTATCCGGGGCGATCTTGAAGCTGCCCAGCAAGCCAAAAGCAATCTGGATAATGACTTCTTTAAGAAACTAGCAGCTGAAGCGGGAGAAACAGTAGCAGAAAAAACCGCTGAAGAAGTAAGGGCACCGGACATCGCCACCGAGCTTGAACGGTTGCACGCACAGGCCGCTGATTACAACCGGCGGGGACAACTGGCTCCAGTCGAACTGAACCGGAGAATCCGCGCCGAGGAAGCGCGGCTCAGGGCTGAACATGAAGCGGAGCTGACCGCTGGAGCGCAGGAGTACCAGGAACGCGGTGGGCAAGAGTTGCTTCCTGCCATTAAAGAGCTTGGCGGAATCAATCCTGACTCACCTCACTTTAAGGATCTAGGGGAAGCGTTCCAAAAATCCTCCAAGTTCACGCAAGGTAAGTTTGCCAAAGCGGTGAGCGGCGAGAAACTCAACTATGGTGATCTCTTCCGGAAAGACGCTCCCGATGACGATAGGATTGTCATGGGACTGCGAGCAAAAGGGTTTGACGTAAATGACCCCGGGCACCTGGCTGACATGCTTGATTCGCGGTTGCGTTCACCTACCAGAAAACTTTGGGGGATGGAAGCGCGCGGCCAAGCGATGGAAGAACCCTCTTATCTGACGCCTGAAAGAGCGCCAAAGGCTCCTGTTTACATTTACCAAACGCCGGAAGCCGAGGGGTGGTGGCGAAAAGCTGGCGAATTACAGGACGCCTACTTCGCTACCGCGCCGCATACGCCAGAGCGAGCCGCTGCTCGCAAAGCGTTTAACGCGCACCAAGAGCAAGTTGTCGGACAGGGAACACGTTTTGAGCGCGTAAACGCCGACACAGGTGAACGACAAAGCGCGATTACGCCGGGTTTGGCCGAAAACGAAACGCGAATAAACCAACAACCTATGGCAGGCGAAGCCGAGCAAGCTCCATCCCGTCTCTTTGGTTTCAGGCGCAGGGAAGCCACTCAGGCAGCTGCTCCTTTTGCCCCGGGGACAGAGAAACCACCCGAGGTGCTTGACCGGGAACTTGAAAACATGTCCGAAGAGGGCGCTAAAACAGTGTCATCCACAATGGACGAGGATGGAATCGGTGAGGAAGAAATTGAGATGGGGGTAGATAAGCCTCAAATGGCGGCGCTTCATAGCAAGGACATGTATGAAAAGCCAATCCAGCAAGTGGCTATAAAAGAGCTGGTTCAAAATGCCTTTGACGCTTACAAGGCTGCCGGGGTGACTAATGAACATCCCGGAATTATCGACATTACAAATGATCCAAAGACACGGGAAATCACGGTTAAAGACAGCGGGACAGGCATGGATCGTAATGTCATTAAAGAAGCCCTCTTCAAGATAGGTGGAACTTTCAAGCCAACTCGTCCTGAAGACAGTTCCGGCGGTAACGGGCTGGCCAAAATGAGCTTTTTTGAGGGTTCAGAGACAGTTCATGTGGAAACCGTTAAAAATGGAATCAAATCTGTTATTGATGACACAGGACAGAACATTGCCACTGGACGTTTCAAGATAATAGGCACTCGCACTTCGGAACCCAATGGGACAACGGTTAAAATTAAAATCCCCAAAAGTTACATTGACCCCGATGGCGAGGAGCAGCAGATCAACTTTTTGTCTTATCCTGGATCTATCCCATTTTTTTCCGACAGTGTCTATGATCGAAGCCCATTGATTGGCCCGGTCAGGATCCGTGTGAACGGACAGTTTATGGATCATCTGGGTGCAACCCAGAAAGATTGGCACAAAGACAACACCTTTCACTTCAAATGGGGTGATGTTGAGATGTATGTCGATCCCAAGAACGCGGATTATCCGAGAACCCATGTTCTGTCTTCTGGCCTCTATCAATTCACTATCCATGCAGGCCAAATATATGGCGGCTATGGCGACCCCAAGTTTCCCCATGATGTTGTTCTCGATGTTCGTTCAAAGGTAAAACCTAAGCACCCTGATTATCCAATAAATATGCAGAGAGAGGATTTCAGGGGCAAAAGAAAGGCCGATGTGGAAGCGATGAAATCGTTCCTGCGACGGAAAGCGACCGAGCAACAGCTTGTAAAAGCACAGGACACCTTCAAAAATCTCCAACAGCTGCCATCGGTGGATCCGACTAAGGATCTCTCTCCTGCCGATCTGGCCAAAGTCCGTGAATCCATTTCTGCTAAACAGGAAGTTAAACCTTATACCCCCGAAAAAATCACTAGAGTAGAGATGGGGGACAGGGATGTAGTCTTACACTATAAAGGTGGAAGGACAGAGGTAGTTTCCAGGGAGAAATATGTTAAACCCGAGACATCAACTTTTAAAGCGGAAAAGGAAGTAGATTACGAAAAAACCAAGCTTGATGTCACCCAGATGGATCCGACCAAGCCCTGGCTGCATAACAATACCAATGTTAAATACACTGATATTAAAGGCGCACCGGAGTTACTGGCTAAGCTGGGCAATGCCCTGACCGGTTTCATGCGGGAGTTTGGAAAGATCCCCGACTACCAAGACTACAAACGAACGGATCCGGGCGGATGGTTCGGCGGGATTTCTTTCGATAAAGATTATGCTGGCCTGAACATGATGAACCCGTTCAAGGCTGTCTGGTTTAACCCGGGTGCTCTCCCCAGTTCTGCTTTAACAAGCCCGGAAGCCGCCGCAGCTGCGACTTTACATGCTTTCATCCATGAGTTAACTCATGCTAATGCGCGCGAAGAAGGGGCGGGATTTACTTCAGAGCTGTTCGCTAATCATAGCCGGATGGTCGCAAGCGGTGTTCCTACTAGATTATATGAAAAAGCCTTAGGAAACATTTATGAAAAACACTGGGACGCAATCAACCAAATCAATGACCGACTCAAAGACTATAATACAAAAAATGCTGCCACAAGTTTCAAGTCTGCTTCAGCCCTTGGCCCGGAACCCGGCCCAGCTAAAAGGGCTGGTGAAGGTGTACCTGGAGTCGATGCACCGGCGGATGAACGACTTTCGCAACAAAGACCAACCGGCCCTGGACGAGCTGAAGCGCCAGATCGGGCTGCTGGGGCAATCGGAGACATCCTTGCCGGGCAAATCGCTGCCGAGAAAAGGGGCGCACCAGAAGCAGCCCCGGGGGCAGAGCGACCTCCAGGAGCAGCCGCTCCCCAGCCCGCCGCTGGAGTAAAAACAGCCCAAGAGGCAGCTGCCGAACGCCAGCGCCAGGCACAAGCTGGGCCGGTAACAAAGCCGGAGACAGGTGCTGCTCCGGCAGCGACTTCGCTCTATCCCCTTTCACAGCAACCTCGCCGCCCAACCGGCCCGCAACCACCTCCTGTTCCAACTGGGCCGGTCGCTCCGCTGCCACCGGAGAGGACAGCTGAACTAGGGCGCGCTAATACCCTGATTGAGACACAAAAAGACAAACCCCGGCCTTTAACCGCTGAAGAGCACACGGCCTTAAACAAACGGGAAAACGAGCTTAACACTCAAAAAGATAGGATTGCCGCTAACCAAAGGGACGCTTTCCAGCGCGGGGATCAGGCCAGAATTGCTGAAAACGATGTCAAGTATTCTGAGACCCTGGACAAATTACAGGATATCCGCAAAGCCCGGGAAGGTGGCCAGAAGGCTAAGCAGGCAGTGCCGCTTAGCTCCCCGAGTCAGTTTACTCTTGAAAAGATGCTCGACGACAAGCAGGCGATCGAGAAAGGTCGTCCCTTAAGCTTCCTTGAACATGGCGATGTGGTAGCGGAATATGATAAAATTAAGGAAAAACAGGACGCGCTTCAAGCTTATCTGCACAGTCCCAAAGCGACACAATTCTGGGAAAATCTGGGCAAACAGGCGGAAGCTTATCGAACCGGTAAAGGCAAACTCGAAACACTCATGCCCCTTAGCAAGGAACACTTGGCGAAAGCAGCTGAGGCGAAAAAAGCTGAAGACGATTGGATTGATTCACTTGAAAAAGCGCGCCGAGATAAACTCACTTGGTGGCAGAAAGCCCCGGACTTTCTCATTAAATGGCGCAGAGCGAGTGTTATTTCCGGTTTTCATTCTCTGGCCAAACTGTTCTCTGCTTCAGTTGAAGGAACCATCATACTCCCTGCCCGGGAAGCGGCTGGAACCGTGCTCAAACATCTCCCCATTGTTAGTGAAGTAGCCAAACGCGCGCCCCGGGAAGGTTACGGGTTTAATACTCGTGCCGAAGCGGCAGCTTTTGGCGAGATGTGGAAAAATTTACTCTCGGATTTTGGCAAGAATATCAGGGGTCAGAAACCGGATTTTGAAAGTGTTTTCGGATCCTTTCAAGCATTGCCACCTGAACTGCAAAATTATGTTGGGTTTTTGCATAGCGCGCTTAAATCGCCTCTGGCGCGCAACGAATGGGTTCGCTCGCTGATCCATCGCACCGAGTTTGCTGCTCGGCATGGAGTTGATATCACTGATCCACTGGTTCATGTGGTCAATGGAGAACTGGCTTATGAAGATTCGGTTTTTTGGCGTTTTCAAAATAAAAACGTGGCCAGCAAAGGTTACCGTATGCTTCTGGGTGTACTGGAACGTCAGGGCGGATTCTATGGAAAAGCGGCTGCTTTTGGGATTAAAGCCGAATTGCCTGTGGTTCAAGTTCCAACCAATATCCTCGCCCGCACCTTTGAAGGGGTCTTTGGGGGGTTTTCAGGTGGCGGAAGAATTGTGGGAACGATCTTGGGCAAAGGGATTGAAAATTTATCACCCAAGGAAGCCGATTTAATCATGCGCAATTTGAAAACCGGTTCCCTTGGACTGGCTCTAACCGCATTGGGAGTTTTCGCTCCACAATATTTTGGCGGATTTTACCGTCCAGGACAAAAGAGGCAACCAGGTGAACTCGGCTTTGGCCAAACAAGAATCCCGGAAGGTGTCCCTGTTCTTGGCGGCAAAGTTATCCCGGCCTGGCTCCAGGATAATCCTTTCCTTATCCTGCCCCAATTTGGATCCACCATCCGGCAGATAGGAGATTCTTATCTGCGCAAGCGCGACGAGGAGACTGCCGGATATTGGTACGGGCTGTATGAAACCCTGTGGGCTGCGTTATCTTCATCACCTTTTGTCCGTGAATCGGTTGAGATGGCCAAATCACTTGACCCTCGGCAGGGTGCCGATGTCTTGGGCGAACATGTTCGCTCAATCTTGATCCCGATGTTCGTTCAACAGATAGCTCAGATGACTGATCCGGCGGAAAAGCGTTACCCGACTGGGATCAAGGAACATGTAATGATGGGTATCCCCGGGCTGCGCGAGCAGGTTCCTGATGTCTTACCCCGGCCACAGCAGCTCGGTGTCAGGCGAAGAGGGGTGGTTCCATCGGTTCATACCAGAGGAACTGGCCGTAGGTAAAATGGATCTGCAAGATAAAACGTGCTTCGTTCGAGATTATGGCTTGTTCGCGTCTTGGGCTTTAAAATTAACGGAGTACTTCGGCAGAGTTCTTTATTACGCTCCTTTTAAAAGCGCATTCCCCCGGAGTCAGCAATACGCGATCGGCACAGGGCTTGAGGGAGTGGAACGGGTGACAGATTTTTGGGATCATGTCGATGAAGCTGACATTTTCTTTTTCCCCGATGTTTATGACGGGGATTTACAGATCGCCCTGCGTGAGATGGGCAAACCGGTCTGGGGCAGCGCCAAGGGCGAGGAATTGGAACTGATGCGCTGGCAGACCAAGCTCTTCTTAAAAAAAGATCTTCATCTCCCTGTGCAACCGGTCGAAAGAATCATCGGCCTCTCCGCCCTGCGCGAGTATCTGGAAGAGGCAGAGAACAAGTACGTCAAAATCTCGCTGTTGCGGGGTGATGTTGAAACCTTTCATCACCAGGACAGGTTTCTTTCCGAGCCGATCCTGGACGATATCGAGCAGAAACTTGGCCCTTACAAGGAAAGCAAAGAATTTATCGTGGAAGATGCGATCGATGAAGCTATCGAGATAGGCTATGACGGGTTTACCATTGACGGAGCCTACCCTGACCCGGGGATGTTTGGTTACGAGATCAAAGATGTGGCTTATGTGGGCGTTGTCCGGCCTTACGAGAAATTGCCGGAGCAGGTAAAGGAGGTGAACGCAAAACTAGCTCCGGTTTTTGCTGACTACAATTATCGAGGATTTTGGAGTAGTGAAATAAGAGTTCAAAAAGACGGTAAGCCGTATCTGACGGATCCGTGCTGTAGAGCAGGATCGCCTCCATCAGAGCTTTATCAGGAAATGTTTTCAAATTGGGGTGAAATAATCTGGTATGGAGCACATGGCGAGTTAGTAACTCCCCAATCAACTGGGAAGTTCGGAGTCGAGATACTGATTCACAGTCATTGGGCTGACCAGCATTGGCAGGCTGTTTATGTTGAGCCGGAAGTTCGACAATGGGTAAAACTGCGCAACATCTGTCAGGTGAACGACACCCTTTATGTTGCTCCGCAGGTGGTCGGGCTGCCCGAAATAGGAGCGATTGTGGCGGTGGATGATTCACTTTTGGGAGCAATAAAAAAAGTAAAAGCGTATTGCCGAAAGGTAACTGGTTACTCGCTTGACCTGAACCTGGAACGGGTTTCGGAAGCCATCGATACGATTAAGGCCGGGGAAGAGAGCGGCATCCATTTTAGCGATGAACCTGTCCCTACCCAGGCGCAAGTTGCCAAAGTACTTGGTGGTTAGCCTTTGGGTGGTTTCTTTTTCGGCTCATACCAGTTGTCGCGCAGGATGGAATCCAGTGTCGAAACCGGTGGCACGGATTTGAGTTGGCATGACCGGGTTTTTTCCCTGAGCCATTTAATGAACGCAAAGAGGGGCACTCTCATTTCTTTTTCTTTTTCCTTTTCTCTTTAAGTCCGGCAAACACCAAAGCTCGCATGACGTAGGCTTTGTTTTGCAAACTGAAACCGGAGAATTTCCCGATTCGTTTGATGTAATTTTGAACCTGCTCATTAGTTAAAAGATCATTTTTATCCAGGAGGGGGGCCGCGACGGGCATACACAGGACATCATACATCGGGCTGGTTCTACCACAGTTCTCCTGGATGATGGTGTAGGAATAATCATGCGCTTTTAACCATGAAAAAATATCCCCGGGGACATTTCCCTGACGGCGAAGCGCGCCGAAATTTATCTCAATCACCATGATAGGACGGTTTTCTTCGATCGTGGCTTCCCCGCCCCGGAGCACATTTAGCTCATAACCTTCAACATCGATCTTGATGAAGTCGGCTTTGATCTTGTAACCATCCAGGGGGCGCATTTCCACATCGGCCACCTTCATATGTTCTCCTATATAACCTCCCCCGGGCTGGCCGTTATTGCCTGAAAGCGGGGCTGATCCAACTTTGTCGCCCAGCGCCACCTGATGTAAAAAAACACCCGCTGCCCGGGGCGCGATGTCAGGAGAAAGGTTGTGACTCAGACACTCGAAAGAGATTGGGTTAGGTTCAAAGGCGTGGACTTCCCCGGCCTTGTGCGCGTAAGCAATGGCGTGATCGCCTATGTGTGCGCCAATATCTATTACGGTGTCCCCCTCATTGATATGTTTTAGCACAAAGGGGAGGAAGTTTTGGTCATGGTCAAGGCGACCTTCCTGCTCCACCCATTGGCTTATCTGATCGCCTCCTTCCAAAACCCAGATATCCCCGGGCAAGACTTTGATGCCTTCAGGAATTGTTTTTACCTCGCCTAAATTAGAAAGAAACACGCCTTTCGTAAAAAGCTTAGGAATATCGTATTCTGGCTCAGGAAGTTTTTGAGCAGGTTCGCCGCTCAAAATCTTTTCCCTGCGCGCCTTATTCTCTTCAGTCAACCCGCCGTGGCTCCAGAGTTGATCCACGGTTAGTTCTGGCCAGGGATCTTTGCTGGTGTCAATCCAGTGGAACTTGTCCCGCAAAAATTTGTAGGCAAATGCGCCCATGCAGTTGAACTCGCTGAAAGAGCGATTTGGCCTGTTTTTGATGTAGGTCTCGGCATCGACCCCGTGCTGGGTCAGGATAAATTGCCTAAACTGCGGGTAGAACCAGCGGGGAAAGAGGAAAGGAAACCGGCGCATGAACTCAAATTCGGCGTTCTCGCCCATGAACTCGCGTATGACTTCAAACCAGGGAAGACTTTTCTCAAGATCGCTGTTAGGCGTAATCATCCAGCGGGGTTTACCATCGATCAGATAAGTCTCCGGGCTGACCGGTCGGGTGAACATGGCGTCACTGTCCATGTGCAAAATCCAATCAGCGTCAGTGAACGTATCGGCGTAAACCTTGTAGATCTGCTGGGAAAGATAACCATCGTCACAGTACTCCTTTTGGTCGCCGATTATGACCACGTTGTGGAACCCGGTGCCAAAGCGCGCTATCGAGCGTCGGCAATAATCCAGCCACTCGGCATCCTTGGTGTAGGTTTTTATGAAAATGTCGCAGGTTATACTCCGTGGGCCTTCCGGTGGCACCACGCGCATATCCATTCCACCATCAGGGGGTCGTTGTAGTTTTGATGGTGACCGTGCAGCATCACCGCTGGCACTTGTTGGTTGCACCGCTGGCACTTGTTGGGCTTCTCGATCCTGCCGCTCCGCACCGCGTCGCGAATCTTGTCCCCTGCTCGATACTTCTGAGACTTCAATACCCGATGTCGTTTGTGGTATCGGCGATAGATTTCCTTCGCCCCATCTGGATGTTTGAGGTTGTACGCTTTCTTGTAACGTTTCATTTTGGTTCGTCGCCGCAACAAAGCCTCTTTTTTCGTGAATATCTGAGTGAAGAGCATCTGTCCGTTTTTGAATCTGGTTTGCTTTGTCATGGCGTAATAAATCTATCAGACTACCGTCTTTACTTGAATGGAATAGAATGCACTCTGGTCTCATTTGGGTTTGAAGTTCGTGAGGGTCGGTAAAGGTTTTGTGCTGCCACGCGTGCTCGATCAGTTTGGTGAAATGTGCCCGGGGGACAATTTGATCTTTGCCCGCCATGTCAAAAGCAGTCTCATGCGCGCGATACGCTTCTCCCGCATAGAGGTGGAGCGGATTGGGGTAAAATCCCACTCCTGACATATGGAGGGGGATCTTCTCAACTTCCACCCGATCACCCATGAAAGGCTTCCCCGCCCGCTTGTATTCGGCTTCCAGCGTGTCGAGCCAGCCCTTTTGGAGCGGAATAGCGTCCGGCTCCATCCAGAAGAAATAGCGCCATTGGGGGCGGCTCTGAAGCGTAGCCGCTGCAAGGCGGAAAAAGTAATTGGCTCCCTCTGGCCAGCCGTCTATTGCCGCCCCGGCTGGCACCATTTCGACATTGTCGAAGGCTTTGAAAGCTTCCTGCCCAATGGAGCTGACCAAGTCCGGGGCGCATCGTTTATCGTGCATCAGGAGGCACTGATGGCCTTTGCAGCCGCCCAGTTCATTCCACCATTGGAGGTTCCGCAGCGCCAGATCCTCGTCACGGGTGCTATATGGGAAGACAACAATCATTTTACCGGATCCTCTCTTTCATAAAGCTTGTTTTCGCCGGGTTGAAGCCTGAAATGGGGATCAAGCCCGGAGACAAAATAGGGTGACATAACATCATTCATGGGGATGGCGATCGTGGTTTCAAGGGAATTTTCCAGTTCTTCATCGCTCATTTTAGTCTCTCTCGCGTCAACCGAACAAATTCATCCTCAACTTTATCCATCCGCTTGTTGCCAATTTTATTGATTATGCGTTTGGTAGGCATCTGCCCGGATTCTACCCAGCCAGCCAGAATACGAAGCCTGGAAGCCATTGCGCGTTCTTCCTGTTTGGCGATCACCCGCATGGCGTCAGCTACCAGCCATCGGGCGCGAGTTTCTCGGTCTGGCAAATAAATAGCGCCTTGACTGCCGCCCATTAAAGCTGTCCCAAAAATGCTTCGTAATTGTCCTGTGCTGATATCCATAGTTCGTTTACGGGCTGAGTGTATCCATATTAGTCTCTAGTTGACACAATGGGAGACAGGTTGTGTAAAGTTATTTCCTCAAGTAGTTTATGGTATCTCCACTGAAAATAAGTTGATCTGAAAATCGACCTTTGGGAGACAGGCATTTATAGACTGCTCCACGGGTTGCTCCGCTAATCTCCATTAGCTTATCGCGGGCTAGGCTGCGAATCATCGCGCCGCTTTCAAAGCATTCCTCGATCATTTCGTCGGTGATTGTGACCCGCTTATCAGCCTTGGTCGCGGAATCAAATTCAGCCCAGTCGATTGTTGCTGGCAGGAAGTTTCCGTCTTTTCGTTCCCACGCGGATCTTTTACCCAGTTCCCCATCATTATTCTTGCAGCATGTCCAGACGACACGGGTTTCTTCTTCGGCGTTAGTGGCATGTAGCATGGCGAAAACTGTTCTAGGAACGCTCCCAAGTGCTAGCCCACCAGAAAGTTCCTTTAGGAGATCACGACCGCTTCCTACGCCATCGTTGCCGCTTTTACGGTGATGGGCATTGATAACCAAGGCCGGGGTATTTTCACTTTCAGGCAGGATGGAGTGAACCAGATCGAAGGTATCCAGGTAGTCCCGGGAATCCTGTCCGTGCTCGACTCTGTTCCAAGGATCAATAACTAATACCCCGGGCAAAAATTCAGCAATCTTATCTTTCACAAATGCCCTGAAATCAGAGCGTTTGAATAGGAATCCGTAAGGCGGTGGATCGGAGATTCTTATGAAATCATCAAATTCTTCCCCCACATGAGCGAACTCACTCTTGAGCCGATAGAGACCATTTTCGCATTGCAGGATCATGGTCTTGAACCTGGAATGGACAGAAAGTCCGAAGAAATTCTCTCCGGTGGCCCCGCAGACCGATAGATAAACCGTGGCCCTGCTCTTTCCAACTCCGGGCGGGCCAGCGATTACAGTGACCGATCCGCGAACAATATGATAGTCTCCAACCAGCGCCAGACCAGGCGGCGGGACGTAACTTTTTACGGCAGAAACTGAGTAAAAGGTGACAAAATCTCTAAGTGGTTGAGTTGTAGTGGATTCTGCACCATTTCGTGTAAGTGTCTCCAATCTACTATCCCTATAGGGATTGGAGATAGGAGACTGTTGACGTTCTGCCTTTCCAATTTCGCTTCGAAGCACCTTGTTGAACGCCTCAACAACATGACCGCAGGATTCATGTTGGCAATCCAGAGTAGGCGCGCCTTCCAAGTAAAGAATTGTCTGTTTGGTATTGTCTTTATTGGTGTGGAAGTTTATCCCCGGGCAATTTACAAAATAACCGCCCTTCTCCGGCGCTGGCCGCAGTTCACCCAGAAGCCTGATCGCGATCAGTTCCCGCCGGGTCGTATCGGCGGTAGGCAACTGGGTTACCGGTTTACCCCGGGGAAGTGGGTCGGCTGGTGGCAGCACCTCGTTGCCGTCCTCGCGGATCCACAGATCGGGATCGTAGGTAAAAAAGCAGATCCTGGAGAGATCCTTGCATTTCTCGTCGATTTCGATTTCCAGATCGCGCATGTTGCTTTGGATCGCGCGAAAGGAATCCTCATGGCGTGCGGGGTCGTTGAGTACGTTGAAGAAAACCTTCAAACCATCCCCGCTGGGAGAGAGAGCAATGGCGTAAACGTATGGGAGTGCTTTTAGTATTCCCCTGATGGCGGGCAGGCGTTCCCCAAGTGAGTCGCAGTCGGCGCATAGTCGCCCGGAGTGTTCCACTAGCGCGCTGCTTTCGCGTTTTGAAAATGTCCCAGAGGGAAGGAAGCCCGGCAGCTGCAATTTTAGTTCCGCAATGGCTTTTTTGGCCTTCTCCGGGTTGCCGGTAATATCTTTCTCGGCTTCGTAACGGTTACGGATCTGATTGATCTTTTCCTTTAGCCCGTGTCCCCCGTCGCGGGTTATTGCCCAGATATCGTCAAAAGAGATCGGACGGGTTTCAGTCTGATCGCAGCGTTGCACCATCGAAACGGTCACTCCCATAGGCATCACTCCTCCTTTTTCAAGTATTTATCCCGTATTTCACGCAGGTTCCTATCTTGTTTGGGACTTAAATGTCTGTGGTTGGCTATATCACGGATAAATTGTCGTTCCCATTCCGAAAGCCGGTCGTTTTTGGCCAACTCGGTCAGGACATGGTCGGTCTTTTGCTGGCGCGCTATTGTTTCAGGCTTTGGTATCCAGCCCAGGAATCGTTTGCAGTCAGCGCAAATCTGTTTGGCATGATGCGGGCCGCGTCTTTCCGGCACGATTATCCGGCGGGGGTGCGCGCATTCCCCGAAGAGTGTTCCCTGCTCGGCGGTCATGCGGCCAATACTCCAGCGGATGCTCCGTGCTTTGCGAGCCAGTCAGATGCCGTAGCACCTAAAGAGCACACGAAGCACCCATTGGAATATTGGATGCCATAACCAGCTCGCATGAAGAAAAAAATATCTCAGAAAAGATTTTTCTTGTCAAGGCCGAATGGTGAATTATTTTTCGTTTTGTTGAAACCATCAGGGGTTGAGACAACGTGAAGTGACAAAAACAGAGTTGGATCCATAAGGGGTGCCGGGGTTTGGTGATTCTTCCTTGGCACCCCTTTCTTTTATATGGCAAAGAAAAAAATGAAAAAAAAGGGTGGCAAAAAGCCACCCATGGGTTACTAAAAATTTCTTCGCTTTTAGCGAGGTTTCGGTGACTTGGCCAGTTTACGTTTGTGATTGGCTGCGATTGATCCGCTCAGGTAACTGAACGGGTTCTTGTTTCGTAAGCCTTTGCCTTTCCCTATCGCTGCCGCGCGATCCATCATCTTTTGGTTGCGCGGTATCGAGGGTTTGTTGGGGAGATGCAGCCGGAGAGTATTCATTTCTTGCTCCCGATTACTTTGGCTGGACGGATTTTGTAGCCGGTCTTGGGGCTGCCCGGGGTAATGATCCCGGGGCCGGGTTTGACCGAGATATGGGCCAGGGGCGGTTCAGCGGTCGGAAGGGAAGCGGCTCCTCCGGTGTGCCGGTTGATTCCGTAACCACCACCGAAACTTTGTTTTTGGAATGATGTCTTCATTGGTGTTTCCAAGATTGGCAACCAACCCCGGGGTTGTCAAGCTTTTATTCTTCGTCCCAGTCGCGCAGCTCTTTTTTCCGCGCCTTGTCGTTAAGTTTTCGGTCGCGGCTGACATCAATAAAAAAGAGGAAGGCAAGGAAGAAAAAAAGCAGAACAACGGCAACAAAAAAGATCACCAAAGCAGTCATGGCAGTCATGGTGTGCCCTCCAGAATCTTCGCGATCTCGCTTCTCATTTCATCGAATGACCATGGGGCGTTCACTTCCGCTTTGTCGCACTCTTCCAGCGCCCTTCGCAGCACGGCGATAAGTTTTTTTCGATAGATGTCGCCGTGCCAGGGCGCATACCCTCGATCCATCTCAGCCAACATGTCGTTGATCTTGTCGTGGTCGCTCATTTCTTTCTCTCATGTATGGCGACATAAACGTACGTGCCTATGGAGCAAAGCGTTGCGATAAATGCCAATACCAGGCCGACCCTGACAATCAAATCTGCGTCGATCATTTGCCCTCCAGTATCCGTGCGATGTCGCGCTCGCACTCTTCGGCGTGTTCTCGTAGTGATTGTCGTTCGCTAACCCGGTATGCCTTAAACGCTTCCATCGCCCTTTGCAGGGCGGCGATGAGCAAATCTCGATGCTTTAGAATTATCGCGTGATCTACTTTATCGCGCCATGTTTGTATCTCATTCAGCTTGGCATTGATCTTATCGTAACATTCGATCGCGACCGCGCCTTCATCCGGCGGCACCGTAAGTCCTGAATATTCCTCCAGTTCCTTTCTCGTTAGCTTTGGCGGCAGATACGGATTTCTGCTGTTGAACAGTTCTCCCATGAATGATTTATCGTAGTCGCTCATTTGTTTTCCTCCCTTGAGTAATGACTGATTGCCTCCCAAGTGACGCTGCCGTCCGAATGTAAGATAAGAATTACGGCCTCCCTGAAATCAGCTACCGGATCTCCGTGCGCTCCGAGATACCACAAGACGGGAACTGTAACCCTCATGTTTGGCTTGGCCTTGATCTTGTCGGCGTCGCTCATTTGGAATTCCAACATGATTTCGTTTTTGTGTTCGCTCATTTGGAATCTCCGGGTCAGCCTTCTAAAGTGCGCATTACTTCGCGTGACATGGCCAGCATGGGAACGACTTTTCTTCTTTTGTTAGCAAGACAAGAAGTGCAATAACCTTTTGCATGATGGCGATAGGATCGTGTTTTGCAAACTACACAATAAGCAAAACGTCTTGACCATTTTCCATTTAGTGAATGCAGAGCTTCATTCCGGTGTGTATGTCTCCATTTTTTAGTGGTAATGGATAGTTTCTTTCTCATAGTATCCGAACATTTTTTTCCTGCCTGGCTACCTCCTGGGTTCTTTGTAAGCCATTCTGAAAATACTTTACTCAGTTGTTCTCGCCTCTCACTTTGGATGCCAGGAGGTAGTAATTCCCAGGAACGTTTCTTGCTTTTGCTTATTCTGAGTTTCTGTCTATAAGAGCAATGCGAACCTGTTCTCATAATAACTTTAATGTTTCTTTTGACATACTTAAAAGACTTCTACATGCTTCAAACCGGGCAAAGACTGCTTCCCATTCAGCGATAGTGGCAGCGGCATCGGCATACTGAGTCTCCAAGTCCTTAAAGCGTTGCAGGTAAACCGGGCTGCTCCGGGCCAGGTTTTCCGCTGCGGCCACCGATTCCCCGCGCTGGATAAAGCGAACCTGCTCGCCCGCCAGCGCGTTCTTTCGCTGGTCATTGGAAAATTCCTTAACCTGCCTAGCCGCACCTACCCCCGGGGCAAGGCTACGCATCCTGGTGATGCACTCCTGCATCCGTCGCTGAATGTCTTTAATTTCGTGATTGTCGATCATTGTCATTTTCTTTTTTGGTAAATCGGTCACAGTCGCAGCCATCAGCCAGACAAGACCAGCTATGGGAATGGTGTCGCCATTCACAATGACCGCACACGCACCATTGGTGGTCAGGTAATCTTAACTCGTAGTGTATGTCCAGGCCCATAGTGGCTTCTCCCGTCAATCTGGACATTATGTCCATTTCTTTCGATCTCCAGTAATCTGTGCATATCCTCCGTGGACAGACTGTAGGGATGTCCCACATAAGACGAGCGGTTGGAGTCTTTTTCAGTCCATCGTTCCAAATGGTCGTCCCATCTAAGCAGCAAGGAATTTTCCGGCCAGATTGAATTAGGTAGCGTCCTGATCTGATGGCGTGGTTTAACAATAATTTCCCGATCTACGCTGTCCCGCATGACAAAACTCATGGCGTCAGTAAGAATCCTAAAGATATGATCCCGCTGCACACTATTTAGCTTGATTGATTCCGGCAGTTTGGATGTCAGGAAGTTTCGCAAATCATCGGCAATCTCGCTTCCTCCGCTTATGCCGCCCCCGTAGATGGGGTTCTTATCGGATCCTGCGAATCCCCAATGTATGTGTTTCTTATCCATCATGTTTTTCCTTGAATTTCTTTTCCGCTTCAATACCGAAGTCGCAAAATGTCTGCACCGGACAAAAATCTAGACAGCGCACAGGCTCGGCTTGCCGCGCTTCGATAAAGAACTTTTTACTGTCTCCGGGGGGAGCGATTTTCATGTGATGGAGCATTACCGCCTCAGCCTGATCGCGGCTTGAGCATAGCCCGCCGGAAATGGCGCGCTTGCGGTCAGAACGCATGACGGCAAAGGTGGCGTTACGCTGCCAGCGTTCTTCCTTGGTGCAGACCGGGGGACTGGCTGCTTCTGAGCGGTGTTTTTCTATTCGTGTATTGATGTAGTCCTGTGCTTGCCCGATACTCCAAGCCGGGAGTGGCATGACATGGATCGCGCACTTGGGATAGTCTCCATCCTTGGTGTAGCGCGCCTGACGCGCTTTCCAGTCTTTGAGGATTGCGATATTGATGATCCGGTTAACAGTCATGTCATTTATCCGCATCAGGTAAAGGTTGATGTTGGCTTGGCACTCCCATTCCTTGGTATCGCCCAGCATGAATTTCCAGACACTGGTCTCTTTCCAGTCATACAAAGTTCCGTCCGAACGATCGAACAGATCAATCTGGCCGCTGATCTTAGCTCTGGTTCCGGGCATGACGGTTTCAAAGCGGCGTTCGACCAGGTAACGCTCAGGATTGGTTTTCGCGATGCGTTCCAAAACAATATGCTTGGTTTGTCCCTGAAAGGCCCAGACCCGGTCGGAGACATCTTCAACCATCTCCGCGTCATGTTTGCGCGCGTAGTAGAGGATCCGGCTGGGCCGGATTAGTTCAGTCGCGGTAAACTCGGCATCGCCCCGCTCGTAAATATCCGCTCCGGCGCTTACCGCCGCCACGAAAGGTTCGGGTAATGAGAATTTATTGGTGAGTTTCATTCTAGCTTTTTTCTACCTATTTGGTTCCTTCCATCTCTGGTTGCCTAGCTTGATGTGCAGTTTTTGAAGGGCTTTATCCAAGTCGCTGAAAAATTCGCTCATAGCGTCCATCTGCTGCATATATTTCTTCCAGATCACATCTTGGGTTTTCCAATAACTCTTTTGCTCGGAAATGGGCGGAAAGTCCTGCTTTTTAAGGTCGTTAGTGATTTCATCCATAAATTTATTGATGTCGCCTACGGTTACCACGGGTCTGCTTTGCCTTCCCCGGGGTTCTTTGGTTCTCCAGCTGGTTTTTCCTTGTTCTCCTTGGGTTTGAAATATTTGCCGTTTCCCAAGATCGGCATCCTTTCTCCTTTGTCCCCTCTTTGCTTGACCATCCATTCTCCGTAATCGGAGTCCGGGGTTTCAAAGAGAACTAGGTCTAGGTAGCGACCTTTTTTACCTTCAAAGAGTCTTTTTTTGTCGATCTTATCGACGTTGACATTCAAACTTATCGGCATTGTGTGTTTCCTTTTCTTATTCTATGGTTGTTGTTGTTTTGGTTTCCGTTGCACCATGACGCATTGCGCGCTCAGACAGGCGTTTCCGGCGTTGGGCCAGTAGCCCGGCCTCAATCAGGATATACTCCAGTTGCGCGAAAACGGTGATTTTTGGCCCATCTGCAAATGGGTTAAAGTTTTGGTGGTTTGACAGGATATTCCACCTTTCGGTGATTTTGCGTTTTAGTTCTTTGTCATTCATTGGTGTTAATATGCTAAGCTGGTTGGTATTTGTTGTCAAGGGCAAAATGGGGAAATGACATTGGCTAGAAAATAGACGATGGAAAAGAATCCGATTGCGGCTAAGAGGTATATCCAGAATCGAAGTACACGTTTCGCCTTTTTGTAGTTGTTCATTTAATGATTGGCCACCCATTGGATTATTCCGAGAGTGAGAAGCCAGAGCGTCATCCCGACCGTCACGCTAAGGGCCACGGCGATCGCTGTATCAAATGCTTTCAAATAGTTAGTCCACCCCCAAGACGCGCACATTTGTGGTAAAATGCTTAAATTGTCGCCTGTCTTTTCCGTTGCTTCTGGGATGAGTCTCCCGCCCTTTGTAAAGTCCCAGCCGCGAGGCAGGACTATGCGGGCTAATCATATAGGTTCCAGCCTCAAATCCGGCTTTTCGGTCAAAGGAAACGATCTCGCGGATCAGTCCTTGGGTGTTGCGGTAGCGGATTGCTCTTTCTCCTATAATGACGTAAGAGGTTGAGAGTCCAATTATTACGCCATCTGCGTTAAACTTGTTGTAACAAGCTTTGGCAAAAGCGCACATGGCTGGGTCTCTGACATTTGAAGTAGCCACATCATTTGGAGTTACCTCTACGACGACTGGCTTACTGGCATCTTCTATCGATGTTATTTTGGGGAAATACTTGTGAATCTTTTTTAGTGATTTGATCCCGGATTTTCCGTGATATTGTTTTCTTTGTTTCATGTTTGGTTACTCTTTCTTCCACTGGCTCAGGTGTTCGCCGCAGGTAGGGCAATAGTTGAGGGTGGATTGGGTTTGCTCAGGTTGGGTTTGCTTGGTTGGATCTGGGAAGACGATTGGTGTGAAACGATGGCGGCGGGTTTTGATCCTTCTGCCTCCTCTTTTATCATTTTCTTTCCGCCACATTTTCGGGTTTGGAGTTATGCCACGCGCTTGTCTCCAGCGGCGGCTATACTCGCGTCTGTTGATTATCCTTTCTTCGCGTGATATTGGCCTGCGTCTTTTCCCCGGCACGATTGATCCTGTATGGACGCGGCCTATGTGCATGCTAAGAGCGTTTTTGCTGGCGAACCAGCGTGGACAGCGCGGGCAGTTTATTAGCTCGGTGTTACTTTGTTTAGTTTGGTTTTTCATATTATTTATTCCTGTGCTCCTGTTCCCATTTGTAGTAGCCATCTACCCGTGGCAGAAAGCAGGTTTCATTGTTGGCTAGACCTTTCAGGTCATGGGCTAGGGTGGAGAGGATCAGGCTTTCCCGGTCGCCCCGTCCGAAGGCGAATCGCAGATAGGCTGCGCTATCCTTGATGTAATTAGTTAGCCTCTGGTTTTCTTTTTTGAGTTGGGCATTTTCCTTGATCCTCTCGGTTTGTGCTCGGTCAGCCTCTTCGTCATGTGATAGTTTTGGTTTGGTGATTTTTGTCATTTGGGTTCTTTCTATTTTTCCAGTTCTTGTTGTAGTAGCCAGTCAACCAGTTGAGGGATGATGGCTTTGGGAAATTCGATCATGCAATTGCCTACCCCTCGTTTCCCGACGGGTTGAAGCAGGATTTTGTCGGGCTTGACTTGGATGCAGGATAACGCATAACCGTTAAAGCAACCGTTACGTCCCATCCAGACGGGCTGAAACTTCGTTTTGGGAAATTTAATGTCCAAACCTGCCGCTTCGTCTGAGTCAATAGACGTAGTGGTGGTGGTAGCGGTGGTATTACCCGCATCGACTGGCGCTTCCAGTTCTCCGTGAATTGCATCCTCGGCGGTTCGCTGCGCGGGCAAATCTTTTACCGTTTCAGAAGGGCGTCGTATTTCCTTGTATTTGGCAAATGCGACTTGGAGGCCAAAGTCAGTTGTTGGAATCGGCACCCAGCCTGTTCCGTTAAAGAACTGGTCGCCTTTCTCTAAAATTCGGTTTTTGGTGAGAGTGGTCATTTCAGTTTCCCCCCGTTCGGGCCGCATTCGCCGTTCACATACAGAATCCAGCGTGTGCGATTGAAGCGTGAGTTCTGATCGAAACAGAAGTCGGCCAGTATTCGGACTTGATGTTCCCATTGCATTAAGGCAGGGACATCGTCCCCGTTAGCTTTCCACTGCGGTTTTGCCGAGCGGATCGCATCGGCCAGTTTGATGAAGTGTTTCTTTGTCATCATGTGGTGATTCTTTCTTGTTTAGGTAAATTACCAAGCTGCTTGGTATTTGTAAAGAACTATTTTCATTTATTTTTCTAAACTTTTTTGATGGGGGGAATTACCTTGCGCCAACGTTTAACGGCGGCTTCGCGGTTAAGCTGTGGCCGGTTGGGGTGCTGGGCGCTTTTGCGTCCGCCTTTGCGTCCGATCTCACGCAGGAATTTGCGGATTGTTTCGTCACTTCGTTGTGTTGCCATAAAAAGAGCTATTTTCCGTTGTCCCGGTGATGTGCTGTTGTTGGATTGGGCTTGCCCGTTGCTTTTCCCTTTCCCCCGGTCAGCGGCTTGTTGCTGGATTGGGCTTGCCCCAGCCCCAGCCCCAGCCCCCTGGTTCCGGGGGCGCGGCGGGGTGCGGGGGATGTCCGGGGATCCGGGCGTCCCGTTCGGGCGGCGCGGGCGGCGACGCTGGCGCGGGCTGCTTGGATGCGTTGAAAGTGTCCGGCGCGGGTGAGCGTCTTTCGGCCTCCGGCATTGCGGCGACCGAGTTCGGCCATGACGGCGGAAATTTGGGAGCGGGTAACTTTGTCGCTGCGTGTTGTCATTAGCTTACATGTCGTCACACTGTGACATGTAAGCTAATACCATGCCAAGCTGCTAGGAAAGGTCAATGTTTATTTTCATTTATTTTCACTTTTAGAGAGGTTCTGCCATTGACACGGGAACCGTTCCCGTTTAAGCTCCCGGCGTGGATACAACAACAAAAGTCAGTCTCAAACAATGGGCTGAGATCTTAGAGATGCTCAGCAAGCTTCCTAATCCGCCGCGCCGTGTTCTTTTGCACGGCCCGCCGGGGACGGGCAAAACAACCTACGCGCTTTCTCTCTCTGAGCAGAGCGAGCGAATCACACTAACGCAAGGCCAATTCCCTGACGCGCTGCTTGGCAAGTTCCTACTCAAGGACGGGTCAACCTACTGGGCGAACGCTCCGGCGACTCGCGCAGCGATCGCGGGGAGTCCCCTTGTTCTGGATGAAATCCATGAAGCGGGGGCTGAACTGGATTCGACTTTGCAAGCGATTCTAGATGATGAATCGGTCTGTCGCTTCAACTTGGATAATGGGGAGTGTATTACTCCGGCGGGTGGATTCCGCGTGATTGCCACAATGAACGGCAGTCCTGACCAACTCAAGGAAGCGGTGCGGGATCGCTTCGACATCGTCCTAAAGTGCAAGGTGCCTCATCCGGGCATTCTCAAGCGCCTCTCCAATGAGAGCGCCGCTTATTTGCTCAATAAAATGATGAACGAGCCGGACAACGATCAGTGGATTCCCGCGCAATCCCCACGGCGCTTTATAGCGTTTGAGGGTCTGCGCGCTCAGGGTGTGGCGGATGAGTTGGCCGCTGAGCTAGTCTTTGGCGAGGGGCAAGGCAAAACCGTTCTGATGGCGCTTATCGACGCGGCACGGAACAATCTGAGGGCGAGCTAATATGAAGAAACCTCATAAGGGAACAGTGCGGGCGGGTATTCGCGGCAGCGTGCCCGGTGGCAAGCTTTGCCAAGCGCAAATCACCCTCAGCAAGGCCAAACAGAATCAGGCGGCAATTGGCGGCTTTACCGAGTACGCGCCCAAGGGGGGCGCGGTAGTTAAAATCGGCGCGCCAAGTGGGGACGACGCATTCGGAATCTCGGTGCGCGGCCATGAGACAAGACACGCGACGCGCCACAAACCCGCGCGCCGTAAGCCGATGACCGGGAACGAAGCCATCGCTTCGCAGATAGTCGATGACGTCAATGTGGAGACTTCTCCGCTGCCACGGGGGATAAAGGGACTGCGCGCTTACAAACGCGCCCACTGCGCGGTTGCCATGACGGACGTTCGCACGTTGGCCGCTAAAGGGCGATTGGTTCGCTCTGGCAAGGTGGCCGACAGTGTCGCGCTGCGTAACAGCAACTTGCTTTGCGCGCTGCGTTCGACCGCGATGCTCGCTCATTACGACGCAGAGGGTGGGCAGAGCGTGTTCAAAGGTGCAATGGCTACGCGCAAAGCAATCGGGGAGCGGATGTTTGATGCGATTCAAAAGGTGATCGCTCTGGCCAAGTCGCGCCGGACTCGTGCGCGCGCGATTAGCATGCTAGTTGCGCTCATGGAAGAGCCGGAGCCTGAAGATGGCGACTCCGAAGAAAGAGAGCGAGGCGAGGGTGAACCGAACCTTCTCCCGCCCGAAGAGGGAAAGGCTGCCGATGGCCATATGGCGATAATTGATCTGCGGCCAAAGTCGGTCTTTTGCTGCCGGGAAAAGTCAATTAGCCGCCGATACGCGCCAAATGGCGTAATTATTAACGCGCATCGCTTCGTGAACGCGATTGTGAACCGCTGCGCCGATGGCCTCTTCGCCCGCCGTGTCCGCCAAAAGCCGGGCGGAACAGTCTTAATCGACGCCTCCGGTTCAATGGGCGTGTCCGCTGAGCGACTTCTCGCACTGTGCGAAACAATCCCTACCGCTACAGTGGCTTATTACTCCGGCCACGACGGAACAGGCAAAGGCAAACTCTGCGTTTACGCGCTGGCGGGCAAGCGCTTCGCGGATAAACTGCCACCACTGACAATGATGGGCGGAAATGCCGTTGACCTTCCCGCGCTGCGCTGGATGTTTCGCCAGCCGCGTCCGTGGACGCTAGTGAGTGACCTGGCCTTCTGCGGCGGCACATTGGGGAGTGAGGAAATAGCTCACGCGCTAGTCGAACGTGCCACCGCTCGCGGGGAACTTTCAGTCGAACATTCTCTCGACTCCGCATTCGAAACCTTCGGCAGCTAAAGGTGAATTGAAGTAAACTAAGATACAACATCCGCAGAGATAGATAAAGACGCGGCCAACTTGCCCAGCTTGGGAGGTTGGCCGCTTTCTATTCATCAGACATCCATCACAAAATCAAGACCGCATTCGTATCTTTTCCTTCAGGAATTTCCGAACTTTCCGCCATGTTGGCACGGTTCTTGTTTCCTGCGCTTTCAAGATCAATTTCCTAGCTTGACTGCCTATCGCGTCGCAGTCTTTCGCAGCTGTCCCCACACTACCTCGCAGCGAAGAACGCGCCCTGCGGGCAAGTAGCATGCTTTAAGCGGCCATCCAGCGAGGGTGGCAGCACCAACCCCGGCAGGGAAGGAATGCTTTTTTATCGCAGCGGGGGGGTAGGGGTGGCAAGTTACTCAGACAGTTCTACTTAGGAGCGAAAAGGGGGGTTCTTTTTGCGGAAAAATTTGCATAAAGAAACCAAAGGTAGTAAAGGGAAAGGATTCATTAGCGTGCTATGGGATTGCTGGACAGAGGAAAGAACAAAGGTGGGCGGCCTGGTAGGATGGCGGACAAGAGTGCTATTAAGGCGCTGGTGACAGTTTACGGGGTACGGGAAGCTACCCGGATGAGTGGACTACCTTTTGGGACAGTGAGTGCGTGGGCGTTTAAGTATCAGTGGAAACGGGCGAAGGTAGGAGTCAAGAGTAATGAGCCGGTGGGATTGGATGCTGGGGACTTACTTAAAGAAGCCTTTGAGAAGAGTAAGGAAGCTTCTACACTTAATCTGGCGAAGTACACTGAGAAAGCCAGTGCTAAAGCGGCGGAGCATGGCAAACCTCTTGAGATAGCGCGCAAGGTAAGGGATGTGGCTTCTGTTTACAGTACCTTATGGCCGGTAGAAGAGCAGAGTGGGTTAATAGAAGGCGGGATTTTAATTGGGACGCAGGAGGTAAGGATTGATGCTAAGGAAGTAGAAGACGCCAAGGTAGTAGAAGGAAAGGTTATAGAGACTTAGGTGAAAACTGACTGGGCATTTTGGTGGTTTCCGTTGCTTCTGTTATTTTGTGGAGTAACCGCATTTATTGTTTTATGTCTGCGCTTCGCTTGTTAGGTTATGATACCTAGGACTATAGCGCGGCTTGAGCGCTGGGACAGGGAGAAAGTCCGCAACGATCAAGCGGGGGACTGGTTACTGGCTGGGGATAGTATAACAGTTTCTGTAGTTGACGGGCTGTCCCCGCAAAGCGAGTTAGCGGTCGGGATCCACGAGTTAGTGGAAGCCTTTCTCTGTCGGCGCGATGGGATCGCAGAAGAGG